AACTCATTGTAACTTCTCCTACATTAATTTTCTTTTGGGTTTTTAATTCTTACATTATGAACTAAACAATAATACTGTTGTCCGTCAGGACTCCACATTTGGCAACCCATATCATCGTGAGGATGTTTAGTGTCCATAGGAATAACATTGTGTTTCATCCATAATTCATCTGCTGTTTCGTTTCCCGTAATATTATACGCATCGTTAATTGTCATTCCCAAATTTGGGTCATAATTTTTCAGTATATCTTTCCAACTCATTGTAACTTCCTCTCCATTTCTTTCTTAACATCTAACCAAACAGTCGGGTGTTGTTGAGCCAAAACTTCTTTAACAATTTGCATCTGTGCGATAACAATTGTATCTTGTCTTTTGTGAACAAGTTTTCCTTTGAACTCCATAAGATATTTTAAACTCTCACGCACTTCACGGGCTAACTTGGTTAAGGTTTCTAATTCTTTGAAATCTAAATTTTCCTTTTGAAATAACTCATCTAATTTCATATCTACCTTTTGAATATTTCTTGATAATAAATCAATCTCATCAATCTCTTTCTTAGCCAAAATTGCTGCTGCTGATTTTTGGACCAATGGTTGTAAATGAGATTGCATATGTAATCTAATCTGTTCTGTTGTAGTTCCTAATGCTACTGCTAAATCGCTGGCTTTTAATGTCCCTTCTGCTAAACCCTGTTCATACATTTCTCTACCAGAATCGGTACATAGTTTACATCTAGGATTAGATTTTTCTTCATACTCACTAACATGATTTCTCATATGTCTACTTGTTGTACCTGAAGGCCATTCCATTTGTTCATCTAAATCATCAGGGGTAATTGATAAAGAATTGATTGCATCCTCATGTTCTTTTCTATTTTCACATTGACACATTCGACAATGTTTACGGGTTTTCTTACTCATTCTGCATCACCTAACGAATAAAGTCCACCTTCTTCAATTTGAACCCCATCTAACATTCTTAAAAAAGTAGTTAATTGTCGCTGAGTCGGAACGTTTTTTATTTTTAGTTTTAGTAGTGACAACACTTCTGCGACACTAAGCGGTCTATCACTCTCACTTAAAATATCTATAACATATTTACCAAATCTTTTATTTTTTAGTTTAACTCTATGCCCTTGCCTTTTTCTAAAGAAATCTTGCTCCTTTGGAACAATAGGAAATTCATCAATATTTTCTTCTTCTTTTTCTTCTTCTGACTTTTTACGCTTTTTACCATAAGTAACATTAGTAATACCTGCTTTACCACTAGTAATGGTCCCGCCTTCTTTTAACATATTAAACCAATTTTCTTCCATTAGTTACCACCTCTCATAGTTCTTCTAGTTTCTTCATCAACTGTATCAGCAATAGTTCTTGTTTCTGGCTGTTGTGGAGTTTCTCCTACTTCTGCTGGACCAAAGACTTTTCTAAAGTAATCTTTTGCTTGAACATTATTTTCCCAATTAAGTTCTGGACTACCGTTTCCTAAATCCATAACTTCAAGTTTTGGGAAATCAGTAGCCTTACCCTTAATTCTTATAAAATTAATCTCTGGAATCTTTTTATTATACTTTATTAATACGTAACTTAATAATTTACCGGTCATAGTTTTAATAGGAACTACCTGCATTGGTGCAATAGATGGGCCTTTTGGCGCAAATGGGTTCTTTTCCTTAAGATTGCGTTGAAATCTACCATCTATTCTAGCAATATAACTTCTTAAATACCAAGCGGCCAATAACATCTTGTCTTTATCAGTATTAATTCTAAACATTTCTGTTAAAGTATTATATTGCGCTCTAACTCCTGACCTAGTTTCATATGTAGTATTATTTTGAACCCACTTAGGTAATAAATTTCTTTTTCTATCAGAAACATCAACAACGGTTGTTTGTACTCTAGGTTGCCTAACTTTTCTTTGATTTTTCAATACATCAGCCCAATCTGACTTCATCACAGAATATTCAATTTTTCCTCCAGACTCTTCATAGAAATATCTTCCCCACCTTTGAAACTTTTGACTAGTATCGGCAATCACTTTTTTAATGTTTTCTACCATACGTCTACCAAGAACATCCAATCTATCAAGATTCCATGAAATGTTTTTAGCGCGTCTTGCTCTACTTTCATCTCTACCAATTGACCCTCCTAACCCCGCAAATTCCTGCATAGCCTGAACATATTTTTTAAAAGTGTCTTGTAATAAAAACATCACTATTCCGGCATATAAATCCCCAAGAGGTTGTTCTCTCGAAGAAGAGTCAGCCCCTAAACACATTGTTTTGTAAAATTTACCATTTCTAAACTCTTGCATACAAAAGTCACCAGGTGTTTGTGATAAATTCATCTGAAATTTAAAAGAATGTTCAATACCTTTTAATATCCCAACTTCTTCTATTTCCCAATTAGGAGTAAAAGTAAAAGTTAAACCTCTAGGACTTTTAGTTAATTTATATTTTCTAGTCCTGCTAGGAGCCAAATCATTAATAACTTCTATCAAAAAACTTTGTGCTCTTTGTCTAGGATTGGATTGATTTTTCACATACTCACTATTTAAATAATTTGATAATTTGTCTTCAATTTTTGTAATTAACTCTGAGAATAAATAGTGTGCTTCCCGATACACTTTTTCTGCTTTTTCTTCAAACTCATCTTGAGTTATTTCTGGAGCATCCAATAATTCTTCAGGAAAAAGACGACCGGCTTTTGGAAATGCAGTAAACATTACTCTTGCTGCTTCTATTTCGTCTTTCTCATCAATTTTAGAAACAAAATCTTCCCAAGTAGGAGGTTGCATTTGTTGTCTATAATCATAAAACGCTTTCATATTATTAAGACCAATAATATCATCTACCTCTAATTGTTCTTTAGGAGCATTTTCAACGCCGAAGTATTCCTGCTCGGGCATAACTTTCCTAGTTTTTAATCTACCTTGAAGCCACCATTTCTCAATAGAATTCCTATGATTATTATCTAATAATTGTGTTAAATATGCTTCATATGCCCCAAGCAAAGGTAATGGGTGTTGACCAACTAATTTACCATCTATTTTTTCAGCACCACGTTGAAATGGTTGCCTATAAGGAGATTTTAAAACATTAGTCCACATTATCGTTCACCTCTAAATTCAGTAATTCTAGGAATTGGAATTTGTTTACCTTCTAAAACTACTTGTTTAATATACTCCACTAATTCTTGGTTAGCATCTCGCTCAATTATACTTTCATTAACACTAGGATTTTCTTCTTTCAAATGCTGAATAAATTGTTCTCTCATTTCTTTAATGTAATTATCAATATATTGTTTGGCTGATTGCGTTTTAAGCACCATTTTCCAATTCAACATAATCACTTTCCTATATAATAAGCATATTTTATTCTTTCATATGTTTTTCCAGGACTTTGAATACCAACTTCTTTTTTCTGAACACCAGGATAAATCTCACGTCTAATTAATATTTTTTTCATAGCCGCCTTCACCGTATTAAAATGTACACCCATGTAATTTGCTATTTCTCGTATTGTTTTAGGTTCAGAACTTAATGCATCATATACTTTCCTAATATCAGCCATTGTTAACCTTTCACCTTTAAGCACATTTTCCCACATGAAAAAAATCTCCGAAAATTTTTGGGGCAAATTTTTTTACAACAATTTTATCGTTTCTTGAAGTCTTTCTTTAATAAATTCAAGTTTTTCTTCAGTAGAATGGTCTTTACCAACAACACCCTCACCATTAATATATCTAAGTAATGCATATATCATTCTTTTAGGCACATCTTCTTTTGGCGTTGGCCTTCCTTTTTGAATTGAATCTTTCCAATTCATAATATCACCAATTTTTTTGGGGGAAATTTTTTAAGCATTATCCGAAATGCTCTCAATAAATTCAATTTCAGGATTTTTTCTCATATATGCATAAATTTGAGCAGACTGATAAGGACCGTGACCTTCAATCCACGCTAATCCCTTTCTAGGAGAAAGCCAAACAATATGCATTTCTTTTTCTGCTTTGAGTAAATCTTTCCAATTAGTCATTTTAAAACACCTTTTTCAAAATTTGGGCTGTAATTTGTGAGGCACTAGCAAAATTTTTTTTAATTAATTGATTCTATTTCCAGAATAAGAAAACATTGATTTGTTTATTTATATTTAAAAGCACGTTTCTATATAAAATGCATCTATTATAGAGTGTTAAATTAATATATAGAATAACGTGTGTTAAACGCTCCCTTATTTGTATATGCTTCCATAAAGGCAAACTTAGATATAACAGTGTTTTAATTGGATTATTAATACAAATCAGTTTAAGTTAGCCTAAAGTTCTTTCAACTGCCTTGATGCGTCATGTAGGCATACACATATTAAGTTCGCGGTTTGCCGTGTAAAAATTCTTTCGCTCAAACAGCAATTTAACCAAATAAGCCTATTAATTTTATTAAATTAAAAATTTGGTGCAAAGCATATGGTTGTGGTAATAATGAAATTATACCTTGACTGAAAGGAATCCCCAATTGAGGACATCGCGGTAAATGTCAGATTCTATTCGCATCTTCCTTTATTTACCGACTCTACCATATGATTGGAATTACGGTAGTGTTTAATTAAAATATCTCAATTAATTTAAGTTAGGGGCGAAAACTAAAGAAAACCTAATGCTATTCGCATAATTGGCACTAGTGCCATTTCTTTAATTTTCTTCCAAACATATGGTTGCGTAGCAATATATGTGAATAACATATTGTCCTTATGGGGATTAATGGCGACTAAGAAGAACCTGCGAACAGAACCATCCTTAGTCAGCCATACTACCATATGGTAGTGAAGGCGTGAAATGATAGATTAAAGAAGGAGATTTATCTCCTCTTTATTCTACTTATTAACGTATTACGCGAATAGCGTAATAAAGTGAATGAGAATAGCCTTAAACTACCCTTAATGGGAGTAGTTCACTCGTAAAGGTATCTATTCCCTGAAAGCGGATTAAAAGAAATTTCAACCACCAACACTAATGCGGCGGCTGAAAACGCCAGACGCTTTTAATCCTATGAAACCATTAACGGCTCCTATCATATGGTAATATAACACTTTGGGATTATATTGCCCCGAAGGGCGTAATTAAATGTTTTTTATGTGATAAGCAGGAATTTCTCCGTCTTTTACACATTTGAGACAATAATATGCTCTACCGCCCCACTTCATTTTTTCTCCACAACCAATTGTTTTACATTTCATTTTTCTTCATCTCCTTTTATTACCCAATCTGCATAATGGTACATTTCATTTGTTATTTCTTCTTTTGCTTCTTTTCGTCGCATCCGTCTATCTTCGTTTTTAATTTCTGCTCTTCCGACAAATCGCCCTTTTCCTGTTTTCTTTGTTGAACCCATTTATTCTTCCTCCATTATACATCTTCCACATCTACAAATAGGCCAATCTTCTTGACCTCTTCCAGCCAGTAGAATAGAATCCCAATACCTATCAATATTTTCAAAATTCTCTTTAGCCCGAACCATTAAATGTGCAACTACTTGACGCATTGGTGATTCAGGGTCTTTAGCAATCCAAGGTTCTAGTTTAGCAAATCTTGTATTCCATTTTTCATTCATTCCTCTTCCTCCAATTCTCCTGTTTCTGGATTTAGTTTCATTCCAGCAATAGCCATGAGAATAGCAAAAGCGTGTTCCTCATAAGTTAATCTATCAGTTGATTCCGTTGACGTCATTAAAATTACCTCCTTTTTCAGAAAAAACTGCCCCACAATTAAAACAGCCAAAATGAACAGTGTATTTCATCCCCCAACGTGGATGATAATTCCACTCTCTATCTATTTCAACAATAATCTTACCATTACAACAACTCATGCTTTCACTTCCATTTTTCCGATTTCAATTCTTAGTTTCATTTCATCAAATTCCTCTAAAGCCTCTTGAGTCAATTCCATCAACTCTTCAATCGTATTAGACTTAATAGATAATTCCTTAACAATCAAAATACCATTTCTATCGTGACCGACTTTCAAGGAATATTTCTTCTCTTGTATTTCTTCTTTTTTCCAAAACATTTTCATCAAATCCTGTTATTGACAATTAACAACTCGACCCACGTTATACCTTGGGGCATACAAAGTACCACCATATGGTATGGTTTAAACTTTGGGGTAAACAAGGCCCCAATCAAAATAATTGAGAGAAGCACTTTGCACCGATAATTTGTCCTTTATCGTTTCTAACAGTTTGACCAACCATTAGAAAATCTGTGCGATTGGTGAATGTTTCGCAAACTGCGCGTGAGACAATATACCACACATTATCACGAATAGGTGGCAATTCCATACCGTCATCAGGAATTTTCATTTGAACGGATTTAATTGGAATAACAAACTCATCATCAACTGCGGTGCAACTGCTAACGGGTTCATAATAAATATCAAAGTGAAATTCACCCAATGGTCCCCATTCTTCAGAAAGCCGAATAGTGTTACCTGATGGTTGAATGGATAGCAAAACTTCACCATTATCGTCTACCATGTTAATTTCGTGGGGTGTCATGTTTACAAATGTTTGATTGTCTTCATAGATTGTCATATTATCATCTCCTGTAATATAACAGGTTTTATTTTATTTTACTTATGAGATTGCAAAGCACATCATATGGTTGTAATGAAACTTTGTGAAATTCAACCACAAAAAAAAAGAAAAGGAAATCCGCAGGTTTGCCAATTAGTGCCTATTGCATGCTCCAATACTTCTAGTGATTATCGGCCGATTTCACTATTCTTTGTCTGATACAAGTTGCTATCAGTTTCTTGACCTAACTGCTTCATTCCCAAATGGAATAAGAGGTGTCGATGGGATTACGTCGGATAACGCCTTCGCCATAAGTTTTCATCGTATCTCCTAGAATTCTGTTTCTTGAATTATAGTCTTCGATTACTTCCAACCACCCCACTAGAGCGTTATTTTCTCTAATGTTCCACTGACCGCGCTACACGGTGATAACCGAAGTTATCTTGTTCTCAGCCATTTGGCCATCAAACGTTCCTGCTAAGGAATCTCGGAGGTGTGCATTATTCCTGATAAGGGAATTATTCTGCCACGACAATGCTGAAGCCGCTAAGCCCCAGACAATAAAACAAAAATGACATTCTATTACTTTCGGGGTTGCAAAGCACACCATATGATTGGAGAAAGGTTTTTAGGTCTGCGTATAGCAGAAATACCGTTAAGAAAACCCTACAATCTCAAAAATAGGGCCAAGGCCTAACCCTTAAATGCCTAGTGTTTTATGAAATAAACAAGTAATTTCAAAAACACACCCATGACCATATGGTACGAGGAGTGCTTAAATAAATTTATGATAGTTTTAAGAGGAAGATGAAATCTTCCCTTAATACTGCCGCTAGGTTTGGTATTATGTGCGAATAGCATATAATAAAGAAAACCGGAATAAATTTATTTAATTTAAACGACGAGTTACCCGAAAAAAAATCCTTTAGGACTATTGAAACTAAAGTATTCGCTAAAAGACGCGGAAAATAGAATTAATTACCACCTATTAATAATGCGGCGGCAATCAATTCCATATACATTTTCCGCTCGAAAACATTAATGTTCCCCTATCATATGGTAGCACTTTGGGCTAAATAAAGAGTCCCCAAAATCAAATTTCTCAGAAAATTAATTCCAAGAAAAATGATTTTGAGGGTGAGGGCGACAAATAACCTCACTCTTCTTCTTCAACCTCCGTTGAAGTTTCTGCCACGGGCGCGTGAATTACAGGAATATGCCCGTTCATCTCTCCATCCCAATAAATCGTATCATTAGATGATTTCTCACCAGATGCAATCTTTAGGGAATTGCGGTAATAGGTGGTCAAACGGGACTTCATGCTCTTCATCAAAGACTCCGCATATTCGTCAGAATCGGCGTAAGTGCCGCCACCTGATTTACCGTGCTTCCGAACGATTTCACCATAAAGAGGGTCCGTCGCAAAAAACGCAGAAGCCGCCTCTGCGTATTGAGCAGCAATCTGGGTTATTGTTTGACTTACTTCTTCCGGCAGGTCTGATTCCCGACCGCGTGAAATTGGGGAGTTCGGAAGCATCGAGAAAAGATTCGTAATATTATTCCAGAACTTTTTTCTGTTTGCTACATCTTCACGACCTTGGTCAAGGTTCCAGCGGATAACCGCTTCCATATCACCAATGTCGTTGTTCTCCAAATAAAGAAGAACTCTGCTTTCATTCTTAGACCACTTTGGGTCATCCATACTATAATCAGCCATTTTTTTCACTTCCTAAGTTTTTTTTCTCCTGTGAAGGTTCTTTGTCGCCCTCATAAAAACGATTTTTGTTTTTTTATACCTTGAGGTGACAAAGTACCACCATATGGTTTTAATTATTATGGCGGTGAAACGTAACAAAGGTGAAGCCTTTGTCGCCATTGTAAGAAAAACCTTAAGGACAATTTATCGAGTTCAATTCCCAATATGCTATTCGCATATCTTCATTTCCACCCGTAAATATTGCTTACGCAACCATATGGTAATATTATGAACTTTGGGGATAATAACCCCAAATGTCCCCAAGAGCGGCAACGAATCGCCACTCAAGGGGAGGTTGGTAATCAATGGGGGTTTCAGGCTCATTTCTGGCCTATTCGTGCTTTCCACGCTTGCGACGAATGATTTCATCAATCGTCTGCTTGGCGAAATCAGCCGCATCGACAAATGGTGCAAAAATGCCGTTCTTGCCCTTCTGGAACAAATGACGTTCATAATCAAGATAGAACGCCATCAGGTCGTTAGTCATACCTTCTTGGTCATCTGCCATATCTGCCAATACTGGGTCAATACCCTTCAATTCATCGTAGAGTGCCTCATGGCCACCCTTCTTCAAAATTTCACGAATTGCGCCCCAAACGAATTTCTCCATCATAGGGGTTACATCCATGTTGACCAATTCGGTCAATTCGGCTTTTTCACTGTCTGTCATATCGCAATCATCACTTTCAAGAACTTCCTTCAAGCGATTAATGCGCTGTTGGTTTTTGCTCATACTTTGCTACCTCCAATATAACGAATTTAGGGGGTGTATAGTTGATACTCCCCAAAGTTACAGTATCGTATATACACCCATATGGATGGAACATTCCCAATTGGGGGGTCTTTGCTCGCCATAGGCAGTTAATGCTTATTCAGCATTTTCCCAATTGCCATAGCGAGTAAATCCCTATCTCCATATGGTTGTAATTAATTCATTTTAATTAATTGTATCTTTCGTGTGGAGGGTGGCTCTTTTGTGCGACTCGCAACTAACCCATATAAACGACGTACTGTAAGCCACCAAAGAATATTCATCTGAAGAAATGAGGTCGTTCTTTTAGGTATATTCCAATTGACAATATACCATATACTATACCATATAGTATAGAGTATAAATATAGAATATGTAATATTCATATTAGATAAACGCCCACGCATACCATTCTTTAAAATGGATTTAGAAGTAATGTTTAGGGATTTATGATACCTAATTGGCTATGATGAGCAGGTCACGCATGACTTTGCTTAAAATGAAGGCGAACTAGGTTCCGGTTTATTGGTAACATATCCATGAAAATTGCCACAATGCAATATATATCATATGTATCACCGTGATACCTATTTCATAGGATTTATATGCTAAACACCTAATGTCAAGTCGCGCCGAGGCGTATGGGCAGTTTAGAATGATTATGGATGGATAAATTGCTTAAAATAAAACAAAGGTGAAAGAAATGGCTATGGAAGGATGGCAAGCACGAACTGAAGAAGTAGCGGAATTTATCGCAGTAGATGGATTTGACGCACAATTAAGACAAGTTGTTCAGTTCCAAATTAATTTTGGAAATGAAAACACAGACCAGCAAGAGCGAGTTTGGGACTCAATTAAGTCCATGATTCGTGGATTAGACGGTAGCCCCGTTCGACGTGGAAAGAAGAGTAATCTTCCTGCAAGCGTAAATGTTGCTATTGCACAGATTACCGGAGAAGTTGCTTCATTGGCGGCTGATTGGTATGATGGCAATTCGCTATTACAGGCTGTATTGCTGAAACACGCAAAGTCTGGTGGCGGTGCATATGCAAATGGTGAAGAGTATGGTGCTTCACTTTCAACAAAGGTTGGTTCACGACTAAAGAAGATGTATTCCGAGGGAACTTGGGATGGAACTACTGATGGTCTTTCAGCACCAGCACCAGTTGAAACCGCGTCTTATGACGAAGAAGAGTAATTAAATTAACTCTTTAAAAAAAATCAAGATGACGTACATGGATGCAATCGGGGAGATGGGGTTTTATGCCTTATCTCTCCGGTTGTGTCCTATTTTTTTAATTTCAAATTCTTAAAATATCATAATTAAAATGATATATTATACATGATTAAAGTAACGTTCGAGTGAACCCACTTCCTAGTAAAGAAACCGACGATGCGTACTTATGCAACAAAACGCGCAGTTTATTTATCAGTATCACATTTATATCAGTATTGATACTATATTTTATGGCCGAACAGGGTACTAGAAGTGTATTATTTTATTATATATATCATTATATCATTTATATCATATATATCTCTCTATTTTTCTCTGCTTCTCCCTATCCCCTTACACACGCGGCCCCATGTGATACTGATACTTATGATACTTATGAGCATGATATAAATGATACTTATGGCAAAGCGGGGTCTGGTTCGTGCATAAAATTCAACATATCATCACTGATACAAACGCTGATATTTTTCCCACTACTATTTTTTAACTAAAAGGAGATGATTGAAAATGACAAGAAAACATTGGATAACAAAGAAAGAGATAAAGGAACTGTATGGTTTGAGCGATAATAAAATTGCTCTAATGAAGAAATTGAATTTGGTTAGTACCAAACTAGGTGTTAATGAAGGTAAAGGGCGTAAGCCGCTATTGTATAAGAAATCAATGGTTAATCTTATAAAAGATATGACACCAATCCAGTTAAATGAATTGGGTGATATTGTTGAAGATACAAAAGAGCAAGTTGAAGATTTTATCAAGAGTGATATTGAAGCAGTTGTTGAAGAAGATTGTAAACATAAATATTCATATGAACAATCAGTAAATCATCCATCACATTATAACAAGACTCAACTTGAAGTAATTGATGCGATTGACATTTGGGGTTTGGACTTTAGTGAAGGTAATGTAATTAAATACCTTCTACGGGCCAAACACAAGAACAATGCTAGAGAGGATTTAGAAAAGGCTCTTTGGTATGTTCAAAGACTTCTAGATAATCTATGATTATCTTTAAAATGTTCCACGACAATTTATTGGCATAGGCGAATGCTTGAAGGTATGAATTCCTTGTGATAGTGTAAGTAGTCTTTAGTCAGTATAGGTTAAAAAGCAGTTGGAGGGCTGTATAATTATGGAAGCCGCCTCAATGGTAGAAATACCAGCACGGTGGAAATACGCGGAATGTTTTATTCATGGGTCATTGGCGCAGTTAGGTAGCGCAACGGGCTTTTATGAGGTTTGCCGAATAATAAGAAGAAAATCTCTTCACAATCGGAATAGTAGTTTTATGGGTTATCTTCTATCCCTTTCATGTTTCTACGAACTTCTTTCCTCAAAGATACCCGTTGGTCAAGGGTTCGAATCCCTTATGACCCGCATATTCAAAAATCAGCCATATTCCTGAGTAAGAATTAAAACTGCTCATTTCCCACTCATATACTATAATCATCGGTTGCAGATTGTGATACTGCATTAAATATCGTCAAGGGTTTCTCTCCTATGACCTAAAAGATAGCCGACTTATATTCCAAAAGCCAATTATAGACGCTAAACTATAATAGGTTGTCACCACGCCCAAAGACAGAATGTAAAGGGTATTCAATTGCCGGTCGTTTTAGATGCAGGACATATAAATAATAAAAGCCATCTTGAGAGTAATTATGATAGAATCATAAGATGATGTTAAAAATTCTCACAAAAGCGGGATATCCGAGTATGGCCAAAGGAGCAGGACTTAAGATTCTGTGCAAATTGCTTCGTGGGTTCAAATCCCACTCCCGCTACCAATTCATTAAATGGAGGAAATAAGATGTTAGAAGAACTAGAAAAAGTAGAAAATAAATGGATGACAATGAGAGAATATTTGCCACCAAGCCAACACAGACATTGGAAAGAAAGTTATCTTAACAAAACTGTGTTACAGGTGCGAATAGAAATAAAGAAACATTTGAGGAGGAATAAGAAATGAATATATTTATATTACATAAAGATGCAACAGAAGCGGCTAATTATATGTTGGATAAACATATTGTAAAGATGCCAACAGAAACAATGCAAATGATGTGTACTAATCTTGACCATTTAGGTTATCAAGGTTGGTTGCCAATGAAGCCTGTAATGCTTAATCACCCATCAACTATTTGGATGAGGCAAAGTTACGGTAATTGGTTATGGTGTATTGAACATTTAGAATCAATGCTTAACAATTACACTCACACATATGATAGAATTCATATGGTTGAAAAACATTGGGATAAAATGTCTGATGATGTTTATGCCTTCTTACTTGAAGAATACCATGCAGATGAAAATGAAGATTATGAACCAACACCATTTGCTATGGCTATGCCTGATAAGTACAAAAACGATGATGTAATCAAAGCATATCGTGATTATTATTTAGGCGATAAATGGGAATTTGCTACTTGGAAAGCAAGGAGAATTCCTGATTGGTGGCCGCATGACCACATTCAGAACAAGAAGCAAGAGATGGTTGATAAGTTTAATAAACAGTTTGGTGCGAGTGTGAAACTATGAGTCGCGCTCAAAGAAAGTTTGATAGAGCATTGTGGCATTTGTGGAAAACAAATCCATATGATTTTAGATTAGTATTAATAATTAATTGGGGGCTAGAGGAATGAATAAGAAAGATGAGATGATTGAAGAATTTAAAGACCTTTTATCTTGGTACGGTGGAGTTCAAGATTTTGAGTTTAACATGGGAACATTTTGGTGGACAAACGAATATGGAAAAACATTTACTATGATTGTACAAGGTGTAGAATAATGGGTGAATTAAGTGACCATCAAGATAGTGACCTGTTTACTTATGATAGGTCATGGGGTGAAATTGAGCAAATGCTAGATAAGGCTGAAAAGAAACTCAATTATCACAAAACAGAATCTTATGCTTCTCTTAAACGTGAAGATAAGATATACCACATTAGAAATTATAAGGCACTACAAGGTGTCGTAAAAACTCTCCGTTGGGTTCTAGGAGATATAAAAATAAATAACCCACTAGAATAGGTGAAACTATGAGTAGAAAAGATTATGAAAAAATTGCGTTCGTTTTGGGCGTAGAAAAGGCAAGCAAGAGAATGGTCAAGCATTTTTGTAAGATGCTTCAAGCAGATAATAATAACTTCAAAGAAGAAGTTTTCATTAAGGCTGTTAACAATCACCGAAATGGGGTTGTTTATAGATGAATGTTAGACCACTAACTTTCAATTGTTATCGAGTATATGATATGAAGAGACATTTTGAAGGAGAAGATAAAACATATGTTGTAGGTCATCATCTACAAAAGAAAGGTGATACTCACACTCTTTGTGGATATAAAACTGACACATGGAAAAAGAACGGTCGTTGGGATTTTACCAGCGAAGAATATTTTACTGATGACCCTGTGGAAAGAGATAGGCTATGTTTTAGATGCTTAAGAGTTTGGGCATTAAAGAATAACTTAGAATATCCTAGACAATGGGTTATTGATAGAAGAAAGAAAGAAGAAAAGACAGTAGGAAGGAGAGAAGATTATGTTTGATGAAGCAAGACCAGTAGAATTTAGAATTATTAATGATGCAGAAATGCCACCAATTGTTATGACAATGAATGAGAATGATGAAGTTAAAGTTGTTCTTAATCAGTATCACCAATTGTGGCTATCCTTGAATAGAAAGATTATTGCAGGGTGCGCTGAAGCATTATGGGAAAAGATGGATATGTTGTTGACAGGTTATTTAGAACAACAATATATGTATGAATTGCAAGATAGGACGGATTTTAATGAAATGCAAGACCTGTGAAGGAACAGGAGTTATTGAAATAAATGAACAAGGACTACAATATTCTAATAGATGTTATCTATGTGATGGGGTTGGTGAAGTTGTTAAATGTCAACCTTGTAATGGTTTAGGTGAATATATTTCAAATGGCAGATTCACTCCATGCCTAAATTGCAGAGGAAATGGTTTTAACCCAAAGATTGTTCATTATTGTAAATTATGTGAACAACCTAACGGGAATGGTAACGGAATACTTTATACACTCACGCCGGATAACTACCGTGAGGATATATTGGTTTGCAGGGAACCGTGCGATTGTACGATAGAATCCCTAATGAAAGACAAAAATGGAAATAACACAGAATATTATAACGAAATACACAGTATAAGGAGGAAGTATAATGGAGTTTGAAGAAGTAATGCCCCGACGTTCATTAGGAAGTGGACATTGGGATAAGAGATTAAAGAGAAGAATGGTTGAACTATCGGTAGCAGATAACTATGATGATGCAAAACATGAATGGATTGTAACGGGCGAAACTTGGTATATCCCATTTGGTGAAGACGCAAATATTGTTTTACCTGATGTTCATTGTGAAGGTGATTTATTGAGAAATCATCCACATGAATGTTTGTGCGGTCATCCAATTGTTTGGCATTTTGAGATTGAGAATACTGAAACAGGACAAAAGAATATTGTTGGTTCAGAACATATTGAATCTTACATGGTTATTCGTCACTTGGTTGAAGATAAGGGATATGACCCTGAAACTATTACTGAAGAGATGATTGACAAATGGGTTGGTGAAAGAATTAAAGCACTCAAAGCAGATTGGTGGTGGAAGTTACACGGTGAACAATTTGAAGAATGGTTTGCCGCAATTGCTGATTTAGATTTGAGAGTAAATGTTCGTCGTAAAGGTAATCAATGGGATAATGAGACTAGAAGATATGAACCTCGGTATGTTATTCGTAAGAGAGCAGAAGGAACATTTGGAATGCCAGGATATAAAATGGCTTCTATTACTTGGCGTTGGAATAATCCAAATAATAGTCGAAGGCAAATTGATACTCGCGGTTATCCTAATGATAGATTGTGGAATGACTTACAAATATTTTATATTACAATGGAAACTCATAAGCGAAGAGTTAATGCTGAAGATGCTAGAAGAACTAATAGATTAGAAGAATTAGAAGCAGATAGGCGTCGTCAAGAAGTATTAGCAGAACAGCGTAGAATTGCTAGAGAACATGAAATGCTTCTTCGTAATCAACGTAGAGAAGAGAGTAATATTGCTGAAGCAGAAAGCGCAGGTGTTTCTGAACAAAAGCGATTAAATCAAGCAATTGCCGCTAGGATGGAAAATGATGAACAGAATGAAACATTCATTGAAGCGTGTGAGTATTATGATATTCCTCCATTCAAAGTTACTATGGCATCATCTACTTGGGAAAAAAGTTTCTTGACAGATATGAGAAGAATTATGGGTTCAGGTGTAGATTTAACTCCTAGACAATTAGAGCGTTTGCGAAATATTGTTGTTGATGAACCTTTACCTGCAACTGATAAACAGATTTGGTATCTCAAAAAATTAGATGCAGGTATTACTATTCCTGATGATATGAATAGAGTTGAGGCAAGTAAATTAATTGAGTTACTAAAAGAAAGAAATGAAAAGAATGAAGGAGGTGAATAAATGTTTGGAATATGGACTTTAATCAAAGCAATCTTGAGTGTTATGGATGATACAGTAGGTGAATAATTTGGTAACAAAACAAGAACTAGAACAACAGATTATTGATAAAGATAATCTAATTCAAACTCAGCAAATGCAAATGCAGAGTTTATCACGACAGTTAGTTGAAGCGAATAATTTGATTATTCACTACGAAAAAACACTAGCAATCGTAATTGCTCGAAAGTTAGAGCAAGGGGAGGCTTTAAGTAGCAACTAAGAGCAGAGTACCATGCGGCCCCGCGTTAAAGGTACTGCTTAAAACAAACAAAAAGGTGAATGAAAATGAAATTGAGAATTTTGAACGAAACAGGACATACTGAACTAGAAGTTAGCACAAGCGAGGTAATCGACCAAATCAACGACCACCCTACACATTGGGTATTTGTTGACGGAGAGATGGTGAGCCGAGAACAGATTAATGCTGTAAATTGGGACACTGTTGAAACAGTCGATTTAACACCCGCTATTGTTGGTGGACAGTAAACAGAATAAAGATGGGGGTTCCTCCTTTATTGGGGGAACCTCCTACTTTTTTTTTGGAGGAAAATATGTCAGACAATTTTTTAAATAATAACGCATTAGGAATGATATTATCGTCATTGGGTTGGGAATACTCAGGTGACTTAATTGATTATGTTAAAGAAGTTGACACGTATAAAGGTGAAATACCAACAAGAGCGGATTTTTACCCTGAAGGTGTGAGGTTAGCATCATCAAAAAAAGCGATAATAATTTGTGATGGGAAAACTACTATTCAATATAAGGACACTATTTATTATACCCCTTGGATGATTTTTAAATGTCATGGTCAAGAGGCTTTAGATGATATTGATAATTGGGTCTTTAGAGAAGAAAAACAATGGTTAATAAAGAAGATAAACGGGGAATGGGTAAGACCATTCACTTTATTGACCGAATGCCCGTTTAGAACAACAGTGAGGTGTTAATATGAAACTACCACATGAAAAAGAATGGATACAAAACTTATTGAAACAAAGATACTATGGAAAGGATGAAAACACATGGCCGCAAGTATGCCAAAGAGTTGCAGATTTAGGAGAGACTCCTGAAGATAAAGCGGCTTTCTTTAATTACTTGTTGAATTGTGATTTCTTACCAAATAGTCCAACATTGTTTAATGCAGGAACAGGCAAAGGTAATCTTTCTGCTTGTTATGTATTGCCAATGAAAGATAGTCTAAACCAAATTTTTGATACTGCTAAGAATACGGCACTAATTCATAAATTTGGTGGAGGAACAGGATTTGATTTTAGTAGACTACGGCCTGAAAATGCCGCAGTTGGTGGAACAAATCAAGTAGCATCAGGACCACTTTCATTTATGAGAGTTATTGATGCAAACACACAAGAAATCAAACAGGGTGGAAAACGTCGTGGGGCTAATATGGCTGAACTGAGAATTGACCATCCTGATATTGTAAAGTTTATCAAGATGAAAACTGCTGATGATGGAACATTAACTAACTTTAACATTAGTGTTAGTGTAACAGATGGATTTATGGAAAGGCTTCAAAAATTCCCTGATGATATTTGTACATTTCATTGGGGAGAATGGGATGATAACGGAATGTTAGTTCCATACGATTTCTTTATTAATAAAGAAACTGATGAGCCTTCTTGTGCAGAACTAGGATTAGGTGATTGGACTCTTGAAAATGAAGCATATTATTCTAATAAGGAAATTTGGGATTTGATTGCTCAATCAGCATGGGAATGTGCAGACCCTGGAATTATCTTTATTGATAGAATTAATGAACAAATGCCAGCGAACTATTTAGCACATGAAGAATACCTGAAAGAAACAGGGGATGATTTGACTATACGCGCAACTAATCCCTGTGGTGAACAACCACTTCCTGATTATGGTTCATGTAATCTTGTTGCCCTAAATCTAGGTAACTTCGTATCTAAGGGTAAAATGGATTGGAATAGGCTTCAAGAAGCAGTTAAGTATGCTTATCGTTTAGGCGAAGCAGTAATTGATAAGAATGTTTATCCTATTCCTGAAATCGAAAAGCATAGTCGAGCATATAGAAACATCGGTATTGGTGTTATGGGATATGCAGATGCCTGTATTCTAATGGGTATGCGTTATGGTGAAGAAGATGCTTTAGCCTTTGGTGAAGAAGTAATGAAGTTTATTTACAAATGGACATTTGTTGAATCAGTAGAATATGCTGAAAAGAAAGGTGCATTCAAAGGTTGGGAATATGGTGACTATAAACCATTAATTGATGGTAGACAATTACCACCTGAAACTCGCAAGAAGTATAAGGTAACAGGTCTTAGAAACATTTGTTTAACCACTATTGCCCCAACAGGTTCTATTGGGTATATTGCAGATTGTTCCACAGGAATTGAGCCGTATTTTGCGGCGCGTGTGTTTAGAATAGACCAATCAAACCCTGAAGGCACTTGGATTACTACCCCATTGGCGGCACAATATCCTGAAGTATTCGTATCAGCACCAGAATTGGCTATTGATGCCCATATTGGTGTTCAAGCGGCATTTCAAAAGTGGGTTGATTCAGGAATCAGTAAGACAATTAACATGGATAATGATGTTACCGTTGAAGATGTTAAAAGAGCGTATATGCTTGCTTGGGAGAATAATTGTAAAGGTGTGACTATTTATCGTGATGGGTCAAAGTCAGTTCAAGTATTGAATACTAGCGAAAGTAAAACTAAACCTAAAGATTTAGATGATATTAGTGAAGCCGTTAGATTCCGATTACCGGCTGAAGGTCTTGAGGATGAATACATTTACATTACTGTATCACATTATGAGAATACACCTATTGAAATGTTCGTGAACTATCCGTATTTGAACCGACCTACGATTGAACACACTCAAAGGCGTGAACAGTTGGATAGTATTTCTCGACTTATTTCAGTGGGTCTAAGGTATCATATCCCACTTGATAAGTTGATTGAACAATTAGAGAAGTCAAAGGGTTCTATGCGTGGAACCGTTGCACAGATTTCAAACGTTCTAAAAGAATTTGCATCAAGAAGTGATGACCCCTATACTGAAACTTGTCATACTTGTGAAGATGGCAATATGGTATTTCAAGGTGGTTGTGCCACCTGCGATAAATGTGGACATTCTGAGTGTGGATAATCATGTGGTGGAAGAATAGATTCAAAGATTGGGATATGTTTGAGGCTATAATTTGGGATATGGTAAGCCAAGGAATGTTTACTGAAGGGGAGTTTGTATTAGAAGTTTTAGAAAACGCGACAAACTTTACCACCATTACTAGTGACCGTATAGATTTTACACTAACTAGAATACTTGATGGGTTTAAGTTCCCATCTAATAAATTTGCATATACCTATTTTTTGGCTATTGCGTCTAAAATAGAGGATAAGATAGATTACTACAACAAGAATCCGGAGGAAGAAGAATGATAACTGATGAGAGATATTTTAATTTAAATGAGATGAAAAAGAGTGAACTAATTACAGCGTGGAAAGACTATGTTTTTCCAAATAGAAAGAGAGGTGGCATAATTAAAATGAATGGGTTTTCAAAAGAATCCATTGGTAGCGATATGTCACAACACCGTCCCAAAATTGGGGATGATGAATATACTTGGGGAGAAATAGAATCATATCCTGAAGATATGGTTCGTATCCTTTTTTACCAACAATTGAGTGCGGTAAACGTAGTCAAGGGTGAAGAAGAATGAGTAAAGACCCTGAATATGTTAAAAGCCCAAAATCATATATGAAAAGGGTAGCCACTAGATGTAGAATTTGTGGCAAACAATTACTCGACCCTGCCGAGTCTAAGCAGGAATATCACAATAAGTGTATAAAAAAATATAAAACAAAAACGAGAGGATTTAGATGAATGACAGAGAAATAATACACATATATTCACCTGACGATTCAGGTAAATATCATAATGTACAAATTAGCACACAAGGAGATAATATGACATATACTAATTCTAGATACAGTTGGGTGAATTATACTAGAAGTAATGCTATTTATCCATCACGACATAGAAACGCTACTGAACCAACAATTGCTGCGATTAAATCATGGTTGCAGGGTTATTTGGGTTGGGGTGCAAAGAATAGACCATACTTTGACGGTTGGTTTATTATTCATAAAGGAATGGAACAGGCTAAAATTTATTGTTCTAAGTTGAATACTACATATTCTGTTCAAGGTATGTCAACTAGTAAAGATACGGCATTAACCGCATTATCTAGAACACTATATCGTGCGTGTTTTACTGACGATACTGATGAATTAGTCAATTACTGCTTTAAGCATATTCTATTGCCAGAAAATGTTTCGTATGCTTTAGAAAATCGTGCGCCTTATCATTGGTATAAGAAGGGTGTAAAAGTTGATGTTAGGTTTAATGTAAAAATGATTGGACCCGATGAATGTGCTATGGAAATTTCAGATGGGGTTTGGGCAGCAATTTCAGCAAAGAGCCTTAATACTTACATGAATTATTATTGGAAGAATCAAAAGAGTTCTTCTTGGGCAAAATCTAGATTGACTCCTAAGAAATTATGGACTCGTCTACTTAAAACTGAACCAACGGAAGGCCAAGTAAAAATGATGATTGCTTTCTTGGAACAAAATAGAACAGATGATTTAGTTCAGAAAAGAGCATATCAATTAGTTAAGGATATGGAGGCTCAATATGAGGGCCGTCTTAGAGTATTTTGGGATAATGATAAAGTTGCGGCTATGTTGGTTCGAGGTAAAATTGCAGATTGGGTGATTACTGATAATCAATACAAAACTGATATTCAGGCAGTATCTACCTTTGTGTTTAAAAAGATTAACGGACCAGTTAACTTTTTTGACGGAGAATTGGCAGGTCCAATTTGTATTGATAATATGACTAAGAACTCATCTGTTGGTGACCAATTTGCTGCGAGGGCATTTGCTTTACTTAATGATAACTTAACTGTAAATCTTGTCAGCACGATTAAACATTATTTGAATGATGAGCATTATGAAAATCAGATTGAGGCAAGAATCATGTTTGATGATGTAACACTAAAAGATTTAACAGAGGTGCTAGGTAAATGAAATTACCAACAGGATTAGACCCTAACAAAGTTAGAAAGATAATCAAAGCCATAGTTATCTGTGAAGATGAAGAAACTTGGCTAGAGACAGAAAAAGATATTAGAGAACTATTATCTATGTTGTCTAATGTGAAAAGGCAAGCAACAATTATTGAAATGGAGGATGTAGAATGAAAGAAGATATAATTAAATGTTCTGAATGTAATTCGAGAGAATTAAGTGTAGATGCTAATTCAGGTGAAACTTATTGTGAAGAATGTGGATTAGTATTAGAAGAAAATATATTTGAAGAAACAAGTGCGGGAAGAGAAAAAGATAGTGACCCTCAAAGTGATAGAACACATAATCCTAATAGAGTAGGATTTACTTTAGGAAGTATGGTTGGAACCACTAATGTAGATGGCAGTAAAGATAGGTCACAAACGGGTAGAACATTACGAAGATTGAATCAACGTGTGTCTATGAAAAGTCATGAAAAAAATAGAAGCAAAGGGTTTGCATTAGTAACTATGTTAGTGAGTGAATTTGTTTCTTCTCCGGCATTTAGGGAACAAGCGGTATGGAATTACAAAAGAATACATGATAATCAAGTGTTAAAGGGTATGTCTTTAGAGACTAGAGCCGCCGCAGTAGTCTATTATACTTTTAAGGAAAATGGTATCTCTAGGACTATTGAGGAAATTTGTAGAAAAAATATGTCTCACCCTAGACAAGTAGCAAAATGTGCTAGAAGAATAGCAACTTTCTTTAGGAAACCTTGGATTCTTTCCCAAAAAAATATTGACCAAGATGTTGAAAAGTATTGTTCACAGTTAGGGGTGAATAGGTTATTTACTACATCAGCAATTAAACTAACATCTTTAATGCACAATATTGCTGAACAAAGATATATGAATGTAAACTCTGGTTTTACTGCTGCCTGTATTTATTTGACAGGAATTTTACTAACCCCAACTGTTGCCCCTAGAACTCAAATGGAAATTTCTAACGCGTTAAATATTACTGAAGTTACGCTTAGAACAAATCTAAGAAAGGCACTAAAGATGGTTGATAGAAGAAAAGAAAATTTACCTAATATGAGTTATGATGAATTTATGGAAGGAGTGTATAGAATATGTCCAAAGGAAGAAGAAGAGTGATGATAATTGGTGCAGGTGGAATTGGTAGTTATTTGATTCCGCTACTTGATAAAACGATGGTCTATGATATGACAGTTATGGACCCTGATAATGTTGAAAAGAAAAATTTGACTTATCAAAATTTCAAGGAAAAAGAGAACGGAATGAACAAAGCGTCAGTAATGAATTGGAACTATGATAGTGTCAAGCATTTTAGTCCCTATCCAGTTTTGACTGAAAAGCAAATCAAGAGTTTTGATTTAGTAATTTGTTGTGCAGATAATTTAGATGTGCGAAGATTGCTTTATCGTTCAAATATACCTTGGTTAGATTTGAGGGCGCAAGGTAGAAATTGTGCATATATTTCATATCGTGCTGATAAGAACAAACATGATACTTTATTGGCAGGGCCAGATGGTTCATTTAGTTGTCAAGGTAATTCATGGGATGGTTCAACAGAAGGACAACATTTTTCTCATATAATTGCCGCAGGTATGGGTGCTGAATGGATTCACCGATATTTTGCAAAAGATGATGTAGCAGATTTTAAGGTTGTGAATGTATGAGTATGATGGATGAAACAAATGTTCTATTAGAGAAGTTAAATGTTTTGATAGAAAAAACAAATAGAATTATTATTACAGTCAATGTGGTAAACATTATTACATTGTGTGTATTGTTAATGGTGGTATTGAGATGAACGAGTATCAAATAAACCCATGTTATGTGTGTGGTGAACATATGCTGTATTTATGGACAATGATGCCCGTTTGTGTAAATAAGAAATGTGAAAAATATAAGATTGAGGTGAAAAGATGACACTTAAAGGATTAGGAAGAATAACTAAGTTAGTTAAATATGAATGTGAAAAGTGTAATAAGATTTGGAGTTTGACTCCTGAATTTATTATAGTAGGAAATGGCCCAATATTTTGTGGCTTTGATAGTAGAGGTAGAAAACTATGGAGACAAGAAGGACACTGTTCTTGTGGGGTTCCATTCAACTACCCAAAGAAAACAATTGATGAAGTACGAGGTGATTAAATGAAAGAAGTTTTTATAGCAAAAAATGGTCGTCCTTATGTTAAGGATGAATCTGGAAAGGTGCGCTTTATTAGTAGCGCAGAATGGCAAGAATACCAAAACAACAAAGAGGCATCAAACTATGGTAAGTATTTATTTTATACCATTATGGCTGTTTTGTTTACTGTATTGGTAACAAATAGGGTAGGTGAATATTTATGATTTCAAGTGATAGTATTGTAGTAATGTTAGCAGATTGGGAAGAGCAGATTAAAAATGCTTGGGCTGATGGTAACTTTAATTATACAGATGAGAATTTCTTAGATGTTATTTGGGAAATGAGTTTAACTGCATTTGATATGGGTAGAGAAGTCCAAGTAGTTATTGATGGAAAAATGAATATTTATATTTCTGCGGGAGACCCAGGATTTGTTTGGTTTAAGGAACCTCCTGTTGGAATGTCTTTACCTATTGAATGTTGGATTCATACTCATCCATTTGGTCAAGCGTATTTTTCAGGAACAGATTGGAACACAATTAATACATGGGAACCTGTAATGAATCACGCTATCGTTCTTGGTGATAATGAATCAATGGAATGGATTAAAGGTTTAGAACATACTATGTTTTATAAGAAAGTAGATATTCCAAATTGGGTGCGAGGTGAAGAAGAATGAGGTGTCCCATGTGTGGTGCAAATATGCGAGAAGAACATGATAGAAGTTATGACGGCAGACAAGTCCAATTTGTTTATTTTTGGAAATGTCGAAAATGTGGTTATTCCCACAATGAAAGTGGTGGTTGGAATGAATATTGATTTAGTGAAAGAAGTAGCAAATAGAGTGAGTGATGAGGATTCTGTAATTCTCTGGGACATTCTAAAAAAGACACGTACTGAAGATTGGTGGAATTTACATGAAGATACACTTTATCAATTGTGTCTTAAAATGTTAGAAGATATGGAGCGTGAGCAAGAATGAGAGCGTATGGACATTGGGTAATCTTAAAACACTTTGAAGAAAAGACAGTATCAGGAATCATTAGTAACGAAGGTGCGGCTATGGAAGTTGTATCAATTGGTGAACAATGTCCTGAAGAATTTAAAACTTTGATTGGTAAAAAAACTTACTACAAACCTAGTAGGTCGGCACTACCTATGAATGGATATATTTGTATTCATTGGCAAGATGTAACATATTCGGAGGAATTATGATGGCAGAAATTTTATTTGATGAAGATGCAAGAAACAAACTTATGGAAGGAATTAATTTAGTGGCAAATACAATTAGATGTACTTTAGGTCCACAGGCAAGAACCGTAGTAATTAAGCAAAATGGTAAACCTGTTGTAATTAACGATGGTGTAACAATTGCTAAGGCTATCAAATCTGATGATGAATTTGTACAAATGGGTGTAGAATTAATGCAAGCAGTTGCTTCACAAGCCCAAGAAAATAGCGGTGATGGTACAACAACTGCTACAATTATGGCACAACAATTATGTTACTATGGTTTAAATGCTGTACAATCTGGAGAAAATCCTGTTACACTAAAGAAACAATTAGATGCTGATGTTAGAACGGTATTGACTAGGCTAGATAAAATGTCTACTCAAATTCAAGACCGCGAACAATTAGAAAGCGTTGCTACTATCGCCGCAAACAATGATTCTAAACTAGGAGAATTAATTGCTGATATTGTAGATAAGGTTGGACGAGATGGTATTATTTCAATTGAAGATGGTCAAAGTTTAGATACTACTTTTGATATTATTGAGGGTATGGAATTAGACTCAGGGTATATGAGTCATCTTATGATTAATAATGAAGAAGGAACGCACTGTGAATTTGAAGATTGTTTGGTTCTTATGTCTAATGAGAAAATCAATAACTTTCAGGAATTACTTCCTGCTCTTGAAATCTCAATGGCAGAAAAGAAACCACTATTGATTATGTGTAAAGAACTTGAAGGGACAGCATTCCCAAATTTATTGGCGAATGTGGCAAACAAGATTATCAATGCTTGTGCTATTAAGACTCCTGATTTTGGAGATGAGCAAATTGAAATTCTGAAGGATATTCAATCAATGATTGGAGGTACTGTATTCAATGCTGACCTTGGAGATAAGATTTCTGAGGTTAAGTTGGAAGATTTAGGAGTAGTTACCAAAATTAAAATTGGTCGAAGTAATAGCACATTGATTCACGATGCAACTATTGAACAAAGCGAAAAAATTACTGCTCGCGCTAAAGAATTATCTAACCAAATGGAAGCACAAACTAATGAGTGGTTTAAAGAAAAATTACATAAGCGAATAGGTAGACTTTTGGGTGGAGTAGCATTAATTAAAGTTGGTGGTTCAACTGAGATTGAAATTCGTGAAACCACAGAAAGATTAGATGATGCCTTAAATGCAACAAGAGCGGCACTTCAAGAAGGAATTGTTGTTGGTGGTGGATTGGCACTTTGGAATTGTGTTGATGGTGAAATGCTTAGTATGCTAAGGTCGGCTTTGAAATCACCACTTCAACAATTGGCTGAAAATTCTGGACACGATTTAAATTATGCGAGTTTGTCAATTCGTGATGGCTATGACGCCAAAGAAAATTGTTACACAGATATGTGGGAAGCAGGAATTTTAGACCCCGTTAAAATCACAAAAAGTGCATTGGTTACTGCGGCTTCAATTGCTGGATTAGTTTTGACAACTGAAGTTTTAGTTGGTTCTGATGATGAAGAAGAGGTGCAATTTTATGGCTGATGATTTTGATGTGAGAGGAAGAATTCCAAGAACAGCAACAGAAGAAATAAAAGTGAAAACAGGAAAGTATTGGAATATTCCTATTGTGGATATTCGTTGGCACAAAGATGACAAGCCAACAAGAAAAGGTATTAGAATTAACATGAATGAATTAAACCATTTGGTAAATATATTAGGGAGGATTAGAGATGGTGAGCGAACAAGAAATAGTGAGAACAATCAAGAAAACGAATAAGACTGAACAGTGGACTTCTGAAGCCAAAAAAGTATTTAAAAATAACATTGAATCGTTGATGGTATTTTTAGCAGAACGGTCCATTAATATCAAAGAAGATAGATGGGATAAAAGCCAAAAGCGAGTGATTAGTAATGACGTAAATGCAGCATTTGGTCAAATTTGGCCGGAATTATTTACAGGTGATAATAATGAATGAGATTAATTTTCAAGAACTATTGCAGGGCATCCAAGATGCAGAAGTACACATAACAGAACAAACAGGCCAAACTATGGAAGAATTGCTTATGACTCATTATGAATCATTACCATTCGCTTTAGGGCATATGTTGGGAATGCGAGATTGTTTAACTATTGTGCAAAATATGCTTCTTGGTATTCTAGACCCTGAAATCCAAAGAATGGCGGAGGAAGAAGAATGATGGGAAAATGTGAAAAATGTGGAGAATTAACAGAATGGTTTCGTGAATGTGGATGGGTTCATGTATATGATACAGAATGTCTTGAATTTAGACTGAACGAGAAGGTGGTAGAATGACACAATGGTTGAGAAAAAAAATCATTTCGATTATGGGAAATGTATATGTTTGGTTAGATAAAGGACTAGAACATGAAACAGAAGAAATTCTTGGAGTCCGTATTGATATGGACTTACAACAAAAATCAAGACGAGAATTGTGTCGCCATATTGAAAATAAATTTGGTTGGGATGAAGATTCTTTTTGGAATTTAGAGTCCACACAAAAAATTAGATTGTGTTGTCAAAAGGCTAGGCAAATGCAATATATTAATGAAAAGCCTAAGTTAAGTAAAAAGGTGTTAAAATGAGTGATGCTTATTGGTGTATAATGTTTGTTTGGATAATGTTTGCACTATTTATATTAAATGATTGGAGGAAGATGGAATGAGTTGGTTGAATTTTTGTAGAATGAATGAAGCGATTGAACACTTAACGCCTACGGCATCTATTGGTGTTATTCGTAGGTCTTGGGATGATTTACCAGAAAAAGATTTGGTAGCGTCACTATTGACGTTAGAATACCCTCAAAACAATTTGGGTAAGAAGAAAGCAATTAAGTGGATTACTAGTCACTATGATGCGTTTGATGATGAAATTGAACAGTACGCTGATATGTATGGTGATTTAGGAGAAGGTGTTTATTTCTTTGATGATGATGGCGAAGATAGTGATTTAACTATTTCTCAAGTGCATAATGTTCTTTTGTTAGATTGTAGCCGTATGGATGGTAATGCTTTCCGTCTTTGGGATTATGCTTTCAATAGAATGAGTGCTTTGGAAAAGAAATGGTTTATTCGTTATTGGACAAGAACACTCCGTCACGGTTTCGGCAAAGGGAATTTCTCTAAACTTTTGGCTAAGATATATGACAAAAAAGATTCTGAAATCAAGAAGTATGCTTCTACTAATTCTTACACTGATATTGTTAAAGCATATGAAGCGGGTGAAGAACCTAGCAATAATTTATCTTATGCTACGTTTTTGAAACCTATGTTAGCAAAAGAAGTTGCTCGTAATAAATGGCCTACCGATAAACTTATGGATATTAAGTATGATGGTGCTAGATACCAAATTCATCGAAAGCAAGATGAAATTACTATTTTCAACCGTAGTGGTAAAATTGTGACTCAACAGTTTCCTGATGTTGTTGAAATGTTCTTGGATGAATGTAACATAAAGGACTTTATCATTGATACTGAAATATATCCTGTTTTAACAAATGGGCGACCTGCTGAATTCAAGAAGATGAACACCCGATTTCACAGTAAGAATCATGCTGAAGCCGCTCTAAAATGCCCTGTAACGGTCGCCGTGTTTGACGCTTTGATGGTTGAGGGCGTGAGCCTCATTGATGAGTCTTTGCGCGTCAGAATGGCCTCCGTAGAGCGATTTCCATATCAGGCTTTAAGAGCAAAAGAAGGTAAAAACAGTATTGAATTTTACAATGAAGCAATTGCAGGAGGATTCGAGGGTATCATGGTAAAAGACCTAAATGGTAAATATGAGTCAGGAAAGCGCAAATGGTTCAAGTATAAGCCACCACAAATTAATCTTGATTTAGTGGTAACAGGTGCTAGATATGGAGATGGTAAACGAGCAAATGTATTTGCTTCGTTTGATATTGCAGTATCAAATGGTAATGAATTTATTAATGTAGGTGCGACGGGAACAGGATTTACTGATATGGATTTTATCAATATGACTCAACAACTAAAACCGTTAGTTACTGATTATGAAAATGGAACGCATAGTGTATTACCAAGAATTGTATTGGAAATTAAAGCAGATATGATTACAACAAATGAACAAGGTGGTTACGGCCTAAGATTCCCACGATTGGTTAGAATTAGGGATGATAAACCTGTAAGTGATATTAATACGATTGATGATTTAAAGGAGATGATGTAGAATGAAAAGTCAAAAAGTTGGAGATATTGTACCAATTGGTGCAGATATTTATATGATTGAAAAGATTGATAATGGTTGGGTATATATGCGCCAACCAAATGCGCGTGGTAAATCTAAGAAAATGTATTGGCGAGAAGTGCCATATTTTGATGAAGGTAAATTAGTTGTACCAACAATGGAGAAGTTGCCAAAGTTTAATTCAAAGATACATTTGGGTTCATTTTTCAAAAAGAACTCAGGTGAAGAATTTCAAGTATCTAAGGAATTTATCGCATATGCTTATGAGATGATTGATGATTTATTGCATAGAGTATTAGATGATTGTATTGCTAATGCTATTGATAATGGCGATAGAAGATTAATGCCAGCACATTTTAGGCCAATTTATTATAACCATAATTATAGGTATTATGAAGAGGACCAAAATGATTACGCTAGAAAGGAATCTATATGGCTACAACTTGATGAAGAAAGGAGAGCAAATGAAGATGCACTTTAATGATGACATTAGAGATTGGTTAGATAGATTTGGGTCAGTTACAACATACACATTTATGGTATATGGCTCGCTATCTATAAAAGATAATGCTATTATCAACAAAGGATTAACTCTAACCTTAGTAGACCAAGGGTGGGATGACATAAGATTTATGCAAAATGTGTTTGAAATTAATCAAGATGAAGCAGAAAGGTATGACTATAATCGTGGTTGGAATCTTCAATGGGTATTTCCTGGAAATTTTGAACATGAATTTATTCCTATGTTGATTAGTGATGGATTGGCTCATTTAAGATTAGAACATGAATATGTTGGTATGTTTGGGAGTGTATAATATGATTAGTGATGGTATGTTAAAAGGTATATTGTTAAGTGCTGCTAGGCCAGAATTAACTATATATCGAAATGAAAAGAAAAATCTAGGATATGAAGTTAGAACGCGAGTCTTTTTTAGAGCAGATAATGTAGACTTCTTAACTAACATTTGTGATAAGTTAAACGAGATTGGTATTAATTATACGTTTAGAGACTTTGAAAGTAAGGTTAGACCAAAGCCTGTATTGTGGGTGTCAGGAATAATTAATTTAATTGCTCTATCGGAACTTGTTCCTGATTTACCTGATGCAAAAAATCTTTGGAAGTCCTTTAATGAAGCCCTTCATATTATTTATGAGGGCGAACATAATACCCAAGAGGGCTTAGATAAATTACTGAATATTAAAGGGGCCATTTGATGTTAATGAACAGTGTAACAAAACAACCACAATTATTAATTGGTAAAAGTATGACAGGTAAAACTACTAGGGCAATTAATGAATTAGGAGGCAATCCTATTATTCTGTACGCCAATGAAATACCAACAGATATTTATTCATTACCTAAAGAAAATGGTTTGTTGATTGAAGATGTTCACCATAAAGCAAATGTGAATGCTATATTAGAAATAATTAGAACCTATCAGGGTGATATTTTCATTACTTCTCTAAATCAAAAAGATGTGCCTAAGAAGATTAAAGATAGGTGCAAAATGAGAAGACAAACAGGAAATATTGGAAGAGAAGAGATATTAAAAATTGCTCCTAATTCTGATAAACCTGATGATGTTCACAAAGATATGTACACTATGATGCGAAATTTTGTGAATAATAAAGATAGAGACTATGTTGCCGAGATGTTTAAAATCAATAAGCCACCAATTACCCAACTAATGCATTGGTTAAATGTGAATATAAATGTTAACAAGTTAGCATTTATTGATGGTCATATTAAATGGAGATGGCCTTCACAATATTTGTATGAGTTGGTTGCTTATTGTGATAAGGGTAAAGGTTATTCAGTTAACTCCCCGAAAAGAGGGAAGTACACAGATATGATTAAGATTTGTAGAAAATTAAAACTAAAAGATAAAGAATTGTATTTGCTAGAGGATTTATTAGAAGATGCTGAATTTAGAGAATTTGCTAAGAGTAAACTGAGTCACCAACATTGGAGAATGTTAGGGTATGGTGAAAAGAAAATGAGAACAAATAAAACATATACAAATAATTATACAAAAACTTTGGAGGATTACTAATGGTTAGTAGAAAAGGTAGAACAAATGGTTTACAAGATGGAATGAAATTACCTGATGGTATTACGTCTAGTAGGCCATCAACACTATGGAAAGTAATTAAAGTCATAAAAGATGACGGAGTAGGCACTAAAGCAGAAATTACAGAAAGAATGAGAGCGAAATGGAAAAATTTTCCTACACTAACTTCATTGGCTATGATGTTGCATCATAGACCTGATGTTTTTGTTAAAGTGGATAATGATAGATGGGATTTAAAGGAGGAAATTAGAAATGCTATGGACTGAAAAATATAGACCCGAAACTGTACAGCAAGTAATGGGAAATGAATCTTTTGTAGAAGATGCGAAAAGTTGGATTATCAATAATGATATTCCTAATTTGCTTCTTTATGGCCCCGCAGGTACAGGAAAAACAAGTGCCGGTATTGCCTTAGCAAAAGATATACTTAAGGAAGATTTTAAAACAAATTTTCTAGAACTTAATGCTAGTGATGATAGAAAGTTAGAAGCGGTAAGAACCAAGATTAAAGAGTTTGCATCAACCGGAACAATGGGCAAAGTCCCGTTTAAGATTGTGCTATTAGATGAAATGGAAGGTATGATTCTTGATGCCCAAAATGCACTTAAACGAGTGATGGAAAGGTATCATAGTAATGTAAGGTTTATTATTACTTGTAATGATAGAAACAAAATTATATACCCTCTTCAATCTAGATGTGCAAACTATTTCTTTAAGTTATTGCACCCATCTACCATTGAGTTTACATTAGAGCGAATATTAACTAACGAAGGAATTAGTATAGAAAATCCTAATGAACTTAGTAATTTTGCTATTAAACATAATGGGGATTTAAGGGCGGCTATTGGGCAACTTCAGGCAATTACGGCAGGAGGGAAGCCATTAAATAGTCTGCATGAGAAGAAGGAGGCTGGATATAGGAACCTATTGGAAATGCTCATTTCCAGAGATTCCAAGGCTTTAGATAAAACACATGAATTATTATTTAGTGGTTTATCTGTTAAAGATATATGTCATGGTTTACATGATGTATTGATTGACGGTAAGTATGAAAGTGAAGTAAAATATAAATTCTTACGAATTATAGGAGAAACAGAATATAGAAGTAATACTATGACGCCAAGAATCGTAGCGTCATGGATGATTGCCCAAATTTGAGGTGAAGAAAAATGAATGATGAACAAGTGAAAAATGAACTGAACAAAGCAGCAGTTGGTCTAAATATGGACTTATCTGCAATCGAACAAAAATTTAACGAAATTCGTGAACAACACAATTTTGGACCAGAACAAAATGTAATTGCGATGCAACTATTTAGACAGTGGCATTCTCAAATGCGAAATAGTTCTGGAACAGAAAATGTTGAGCGAAAGTCGTCAGGCACAGATAATCACACAGTATTTGGTTATGTTGTAGCAGTAGACGAATTGCGAGATTTTGAAGAGTATAATCGCAATCAACTTACGGCAGAAATTATTAGAGATTCTAATTCTGCCTTTAATGCTGGTAAGTTTGCGCGAGTACGCAAAACTGAAACAGGTTATGAAGTTAGTCAAGTTATGAATAATGAAGTTTTGACACGACCTCTTCAAAACACAGAATTGCCAGAATCAACAATGGAAGTAAATGGTGAACTAATTGTTCCTATTGATGAGCGAAAGCAAACTCCTTGGGGTGAAAATAAACAATATGGTCATCCTAAGCCAAAGCATAATTTCCGACGAACCGCTCATTTTATTGGCGCATTAGAAGGAAAAGATGTAAAGTATTACCAAATTGGTTTGAAGGGAGAAGTTGCTCAAAATTGGAATGTTGATGTTTGCCGAGCAGTTTACATTGATGTGTATGCTACTGAATCCCATTTGGATTCAAATAATCTATACAACCCCGATTTGTCAACTATTACATATAACGATGAATTGGAAAACCCAAAGAACGTAAGTGCAGATATTCAAACAATGATTGCTGAAAATATGCGAGGATTTGTTTGTCCACTAGTCAATTTGGAAAACTACCACATGAATACAAAGGGACGTTCTGCGAAAGAGCGAATTGTTGTTACTGATGGTCTAGTTACTAATATGTATATGAACCCTAATTCAAATGGAAATCGTACATTGTATATTTCTGATATGAATGCAGAGTATGATTATGATGACCCAATGGGTGCAACACCATGTTGGGTTCCTGAACACGTTGAATTAGATTTTGGTATTGGTAGTCAAATTTTGGTTATTGGTCGAACAAATCAAAGTACCAATCAGGAAACAGGAGAATTGCGACCATGCAGTATTAATGTATTTGGCGTAATTGTATTGAATCGACACGGTTCACCGAATACAACTCCTGATAGTGGGGAAACCTACACAGGTTGGTTCTGAAATTAATTCAGAATTGTTGTGTAAGCGTTGGCGCAAAAATGACGCTCAGTGGGGTGCAAAGCCCCATAGGTGATTTTAATGGGATTTATTAAAGTGCATAGAGCAATTATAGAGGAATCTGAAATAGAAGCAGTAGAATGGAATTCGGTATCAAATGAACTTCCTGATGATTCAGGTAAAGAATTATACCAAATTCAATTCCACATGAAAAGTGGTAAGAAATTTACGCGGCGAGTTTATGAGTCGCAATTACAAGATATATTAGAACATTTGGAGATGAGAGAATGAGTTGGGCAACAGCAACAACGACACAAGCGGTGTCAAAAGAAAATCTATTAGAAATAATTAAAGCAGAAGTAAGCGAAGAACTAGAGGCTTTACTTCAAAGACAGAGAGCGCATCTTTGTACTTTAATTTATGGAGATGCTAAAACAGGTAAGTCTGGTTTGGCATTAGATTGTAGAACGGCAAAAGAATTAGATGAAGATGCTATCATTATGGTATTGGATTTCGATAATGGGTGTGAACCTACTTGGAGAACAAATTGGAATTCTGACCCTAATATCAAAATTCTAAATCCTATCGTTAGAGATGAAGAAGGATTTCCTGATTTGGATAGAACCGTTAGACGAGCAGAAGCATTTATTGTTATTGCTAAAGATTACATGGAAGAAGGAAAAACTGTAAAGTTTGTATTTGATGGTTGCGACCGATGGTTGCGACTTTGTTGGTATGCTATGGGAATTGATAAGCGTTCAACAGAAGTTAAACAAATGCCAATGAAGTGGGGCAAGCGAAATACTGAATATGAAAACTTAATTGAAAAAATTACTGATGGATTAGAATGTGATAGATTTTTCATTACACATATGAAAGATGAATATGCACACAATAATCCTAACCCAATTGGTAGAGTAGTAAATATTAAGGAATCTACTATGGATAAAATGAATCAAGTGATTGAAGTCAAGACTAATAAGTTAGGGACAAAACAAACATCTACTGCAACAGTTGTAGCAAGTAAAACTAATACTGAATTAGTTGGAAAGTCCTTTGACTTTTTAACTATTGATGATGGAGAAGTTACTTGGAATTCGATTGAACAGTTGCAGACAGGTGAACTATAATGGAAATGACTTTAGACAAAAGCGTATTTACTACGGCTCTCAATGCAGTAGAAATGAAAGGAAAATGGTTTTCTTCAACAGGGCTAACAAGTGATAAACTCAGTGAGTTTGTAAAAATTGTATGGAAAAGAGATGAACCTAAACGCGGTTATCATTTTATCAATGCTAACAATCAAACGTTTGTGGATTATTGGATTCCTGCTGATGTAACTATTGAACATTCAGCAGTATTGGAAATTAGCAAGGCTAGAAATTATTTGACAAATATGCCAAGTGGGGATATAACGCTTAGTGTTGGACAATGTGCATTATTTTCTTGTGATAATATTAACGCACAATTTCCTACACATTATAACCACCCAAACGATGCGGCTTGTGATAGTTTTTTTGTGGCATCGCAAAATGTTTCAGTTGGGGGAGAAGGTATAGAATGGGGAGAATATCCAATTACTTCAGGATTTTCTATCTTAGCAGAAGATTTCTCTAAAATTCTAAAGTCTTGTGAAAGTGTTGGGCATGGAATATACAAGTTAGAATTATGTAACGAGTCTGTTACTATTTCTTCTGTAAGTAGCCCTAGAGAATCTTATAGGGAAAATGTCGTTCCTCTACTTGCTTGGGGAGAAGATGCAACAGTTGAATATACTTCTCCTGTGCATAAGATTTTTCCAAATGGTTTTCTACAATGTCACTTTAATGACGATTCTTTGTTAGTTTTACAGAATCAAAATTTGTTAGTGGCTCGCGCACCTTATGTGGTGGTATGATGGGAAAAGTAAAAGAAGTCTATATGATGTATTATCAAGGTAATATGTCAATAGATAAAATAGCAAAAGTGTTAAATATCGAGAAACAATCGGTTGCTAACTTAGTACATAGTATTTATTTTGGAGATGAAGAAGAATGAGATATGGTAGAATTGTAACATTTAAAATTGAATCAAATAATCTGGGAGATTTAAAGGCTTTTATTTCAGGCCTAAAAGGATTTGCAGATGGTAATGCGATTGTAAGTAGAACTAATATTGCATATGTAACTGAAGAACCTTGTGTTGAAAGGAGAGATTGAAATGATTATTAGTTATACGGATGATGGAAATATTCATGTTAGGTATAGAGAATCGAATAACTTGAGAGTAGAAAGAGTGTATAATGATTTTAAACCTTATTTTTTCATTGATGAGAAGGCTAGGGAAATTGATTTCTATAAAATTAATATGAAAGTTAATGGTGAAAATGTATCACTAGAATTACCCTATGCTTATGAACATGGTGATTGGAAAAACCTTCTAGGAAAACCTTTGAAGAAAGTAATTGTTCAGAAACATTCTGATATTAGAACCGCCAAGAAATCATGGAATAGAACATATGAAGCAGATGTACCTTTTCATTATAGATATTGTGTTGACAAACTAGAAAAATTACATGAATATGATTTACGTAAATGGTATTGGGATATGGAATGGCTTAATGGCGACCCTGATGAGGGAGATGCGATTACTGCTATTGTAGTATATGATAACTATGATGATAAGTACACCGTTTATACTTGGAACCCTTATCTTAATGAAGATAAATTTCCTGAATATAATAACAATAGTGTAATTTTTACTTTTCATTCTGAATTTGAAATGCTTAGGGGATTTATGAGAAAGATTCAGGATTGTGACCCTGATATGCTCATATCATGGTTCGGTTCAAAATTCGATTTGCCTAAGTTAATTCATAGGCTTCATTATAGAGGCATTGACCCAAGAGGACTTTCACCATATAATGAAGTAAAGGGTGTATATGCTAACAAGATAACTGATGCAGTTGATAATTATTCTCCGGTAGCACAACCTATACGGGGGCGTATTACCTTGAATTTAGACTTAGCATTTGAGCGTCAATGGAATGATTCTCAACGTGGGACTCTACCTTCATTAGCACTTGATTATGCGGCAGAGGTAGTATTGGGTGCAAAGAAACTAGTATCAGAAAAATTTCCAGATAAGAATGAATTCTTTAGAAGGGGTTGGTTAGAAGATACTGAAAGGTATTTAGAATATGCTAGAGTAGACGTAGAATTACTTCATCGTATAGATGATGAGATGGGACTATCTGAAGGTATTTTATCACTACAAAGGTTACTAGTTGCACCTTTTGATGCTTGTTTTTATGCCTCTAACATGGGGAGTATATACTTTATGCGTAATGCTTGGTGGAAGGCCCCAACAGGTGATAAATCAAAAGATAGAGAAGATTATGATGGTGCATTGATTTACGACCCATTGAGTGAAGAAACAAATGGATTACATATAGGGGTGGCCGCTTTTGATTATGCCGGACTATACCCATCAATGATGTTAGCCCGTAACATTTCATGGGAAACATTGACCCATTCAAAGACAGAATTTGCTGTAAATTTGAAAACTCCGCGTGACTTTTCTCCTGTTGTAGATAAGGATATGGTGTATTTCAAAACAGATAAACTAGGACTATTACCACAATCCGTCTTAGAGTTGAAAACATTAAGAGATGAATACAAACGCCGAAGAAATGAGGCAGAGGATAAAAGAGAATATACTAAGTGGGAAAATAGTCAAATGGCTGTAAAAAGATTAATGGCTTCATTTTATGGAATTATTGCGTATCAAGGTTTTGGTTGGGCTAATGTAACTTTAGCGGCGGCTATTACTGCAAGCGCAAGAGAAGCGATTAGAGAAGCCGCATTTAAAGTGAGGGAGTTAGAATGAAAAGGAATTATTATTCAAGACACAAACTAGTAAAACAAAGGTTAGATAAAGAAGCCTTTGAGATGAAAGAGTTTTATGCTTCAGAAATGTTGGATAGATTAAACTCTTACAAAGATGGTAATGGTAGAAACAATACAACTAGGTTTGCTATTGGTCTAAGAAGGTTACTGAACTTCTTAAAACAGAACCCGAGAATAGAATATATACCAAATAGTTCTAGTAAGAAAGCAGGTAGATGGAGATGGATTGGTGATAAAGAATGAGATTAGAAGGAAGAAAGTGTAGTTTTAAAACTTGTAAAACAAGAATACTATCTAACACAGTATTTTTAGGTAATGAGCCTAAATGGATGGTTAAAGGTACAATGAAAGGGTATTGTATGGAATGTTCTTTGAGAGAATATTCTAATCTTATTCCAGTAGTAAATGCTCATCCTGATGATAAGTTTGAATTTTGGGCTATGATAAATGGAGAACTTACCCCTTTAGTACCAAAGGAGGAAGAAGAATGAAAGTAGTTTATGCACATACAGATTCAATCTATGTTCCTATTGAGAACGTAGAAAAAGCAAAAGAAATTTGCACAACGTTGAACAATCATATGCGAGAACATTTTCCTAATCTTTTGGGATTAGAAACTCATCCTGTAACTTTAGAGTTTGAAAAGTATTATGAAGGTTTAGGAGTTGGTGTGAAGAAGAATAGAAATGCTGGTTATATATCTTGGAAAGATGGTAAGTATTTAGATGAACACCAATTTGTTGTTACAGGTTTCTCTACTAAAAGAATTAGTGAGAATAAGATTGGAAAAGAATTTCAAAGTGATTTGCTTAAGATGTGGGCAGGTCAAAAAACTAAATACGATATTGTTGAGTTTTGTAAACAAAGGTATAACGATGTTAAACACGGTAGAGTAACCTTAGAAGATATTGTTAAAAGAGGTAGAGTTAGAAGGGAACTTGAAGAATATAAATCTATTGCTGGTGGAATTGCTGGGGTTTGTTATTATAATGAACACATTAATCCTGATGACCCAATAGATGATTCATTTTTCTATATTGAATGTAATATTGTCAACGGACCAAGTAGAATGATTTTTCCTAATGGTGCAGAAAGACCTGTAAAATATGTATCAGTGAAAGAAATGAAAGAGTTTAATGAAGATTTTGAAATAGATTGGGGGGCATATGCTCAAAAATCTATTGTACAAAAAGCCAAACCCATTTTCCTAGCGATGGGTTGGGATATGAAAGAATTTATTGTTGACGAAAATCAACAAAGTTTAGGGAAGTGGTTATAATGAGTGATGGATATAAGAGAACATACGGACACGAAAATGAAAATGGGGAATGGGTTAGACCTGTTCCAAAACCTGATGATGAATATACATACCAATGGAATCCTAAATGGATAGATGAACATGATAAACCTATTTTGAAGATTACGAAATCTTCACTTGGTTCATTTAAATGGTGCAATAAACAATATGAGTTTTCTTATCTTGATAGGCGACCTCAAGACCAAAGCGAAGCCATGTTAAAAGGGACTATTGTGCATGATGCTTATGAAGATTTCTATAAGAGCGTAGATATTAAGAAAGTAGAAAACATGACATTTACTGAAATGAATGATTATTTTGTTGGTCATTTCCCAATTACGGATTATTCGGATATGACAGATTCTATTGCCACCTTTGAAGCACAAAGATTCGTTGATGCTCGTAATGAAGATAAAATTGATGAATGGATGCCAACAGGAAATGAATTACAATTAGATGCCAAAATAACTATTGGTGCTAATGATAACCCTAAGTACCCATTATCAAGAGATTATATTGTACATATTCAAGGTATCATTGATAGAATTTATACAGAGAATGGTAAGTCTATTCCTTTTGAACTTAAAACAGGAGTATGGAAAGATAGTAAAAAAACTACTATGCGAAGAGAAATGTCATTCTACAAAATGTTGATGGAAGCCTCTGATGATTGGGAAGGAGAAATTACGCATTGGGGATGGTATTATCCCGCTAGTAATTATGTATATGTTGAAGAAGTGAACAAGCGTTCTATCACTTCAATGAAAAAATCTCTTGCTGAACTTATTCATTCTTATGAACAGAACAATTTTAAGCCAAGTTACTTTCATAAGAAGTGTGTACATTGTTCTTTTGTTGGTATTTGTCCAGCGGCTCTTGATGCAGAATTAAACAGGGGGAGTAGTTGGGTATGAACATTGAAGAATATATTATGAACAGAGAATGGAAGTTTGCAGAACTATTACAGTTAACTGAAACTTCTAGAAGGGTTGCTGAAGAATTGTATGAGGAAATGGAAGTTGTTGATGTGATTAATAATTTATGGGGTAGACAAATTGATGCTGAGGCAATACATGAAAGAGCCTCATTTGGCCAATTGTATAAACATATGGCTATGGAGTATTTAACCCAAGAAGTTATGGATGCTTTCAAAAAATACTTTGAATCTGCGACTGTTAGTTTTGACCCTCCAACTTTATTACAGAACCAAACTGGAATTATGGAAGAACCGCCTTTACCACCAAAACCAAAAACAATTAACAAGAAACTATCTAAAAATACAGATGGAACAGATTTACCGCCAGGTGTTGAAAGAATATGAAATTTCCAAGAGAAGTATGGGCAGGAAGTCATTTAACTAGAAAGCAACAGTTAAAAAGGCAGATTGTCCAAAATCGTGAAGAGTTTGCCACATTCTTACAACGATTCAATAATAAAATGAATTGTTATACAAGTGTGTATGATTACAAAAGGTTTGGTGATACCCAAGCATTCACTTCTTCAGTAATTTTAGATAGATTGTTTCTTGATTTTGATTCTCATGGTAAACCTTTAGATTTATCTTTACAAGATACTAAATTAATTGTTGACCATCTGTATGGAAAAGATTATGAATTTGAAATCTACTTTAGTGGAAACGGGTTTCATGTTTTTGTATTTGGCGAAGTTGCATCTTCAATTAGGGATATTCAACAATTTTTTAACAAACTTTATCCTATTGCTACAAATAAAACATTAGATAAATCAGGGGTCCAAACGCGAAGATTGAGAAGAGTACCAAATACAGTAAATATGAACACTGAGGGCTTTTTGTATTGTATTCCTTTGACAAGAGAACAATTGACTAATATGGACGATATAATTGCTTTAGCAAAGAATCCCCCTTTCTCTTCGCCAAAACGCTATGGAAATCGTAAGGTCGCGTGGCCCAATGCCCCCCTATTTGCGTATGCACCCATTGAAATTGCTACGGTTGAGACTGTCGGAAAATTGCCATTGTTGCCTTGTTTAAATAATAGCATCATGGTGGAGAATCCAACACATGAAGCGAGAGTTTATCTTGTATCTTGGTTTAGAACATTGTTGGCTAATAATCAGAAGTGTTATGATTATACTGAACAACAAAAAATTCTCAATACTATTATGGAAGAAATTAAGAATATTGCTTCTAAAGATGGAGTATGGTTAGATTGGGATGAAAGTGTAACTCGCCATCATGCAACATATACTGTATCAAATGATGGTGGTTATATGGCTCCCACTTGTGAAAAGTTAATTAGCGAAGGTTATTGTGTTGGAAAATGTTGGCGTTATCCGGAGGTATGAAAATGAAATTATTTATAGATAGCAGAGAAAATTCAAAATTAGGTGATATGGTTACTGTTCAAGCAAATAAAATGGGAATACTAAATGAAAAGAAATGGTTAGAAGTTGGAGATTATGTTATAGGTAATGTTTGTTTTGAAGCGAAATCAGCAGTTGATTTTTTACAGTCAGTGGTTAGTAAAAGAATTTGGACACAGATAGATAATATGGATAAATGGTATGATAGAAACTTTGTTGTAATTTATGGGTCATTAGAAGATGCACTATCTAGTATGAAATACATTACAAATATGAATCAGAATATTAACCCTAAACAACTTAAAGTAACATATACAAATAGGTTTAAGGGTGCAATTGGTAGACTAAGATTAGATTATGATATTGGAGTAATATGGAGAGATACAATGAAAGATGTAGTAGATGAAATGATAACGATTTGTAAGATGGCCCCTATTGAAAGGAAAATGATTAATCCTTCTATTCCTACAAGAATCGCAACTGATGATGTTAGAGTAGATATGTTAACAACGATTAAAGGGGTAAGTGAGAAGAAAGCGAGAGATTTATTGAAGGAGCATGGATGTATTATGGAGATTGGAGATAGTAATTTGAAAGAGTTGATGATAGTTAAGGGAATTGGAAACACAGTAGCAGATAGAATTAATAATGTATTAAATTCACAAACGAAGGTGAAACAATGAATGAAGAAAATTTACAAAAAGAATTAGCAAATTTTACAGTATCTTTGGAGAATATGTCGGAAGAAGAATCTCTTCCTGCATTTGTTAGAGAATGGACTGAAACATTTGGTCAAGTCTCAAGGCAGAATGAATACCCTGCTATTTTAGCGGCATTTACTTTATTAGGACAACTTATGAAAGATTTTGTTAGAATCCCTTATGGTCACACTATTGAAGATACAAGAGTTCATGTTTGTTGGATTCAAAATGCAAGAAGCGGGAAATCAGTTCTTAATGACTTCTATTCTGAAATTTGTGATGAAGTTTGGAATAGGATTGATGAACAACATGAACAAGTATTTACTACTTTTGATTGTTCAGATTTTACAGATTCAGCATTAGTAAGTAGTTATGTTGAAGTTAGAAATCCAAATAGAGGTGAAGAAGGAGAACCTGATACCATTTGGAATGAGGTTAAAGGGCATATTGAAGGTAGCGGGCTTTTACTTTTCGATGAGTTTGAAAGTAGTGGTATCTTTAAGCAAATGTCTAACAAGGATAGTATGGTAACATTCTTCCAAAAACTTATGAATACTTTAACAACTGATGGATATTTAATTAGAAGAGTATTGACAGGAAAACCTATTGCCACAACTGATTGTCAAAGGTCAGTTTGGGCGACAACATATGTTCCTGAACAAGTTCACAAAACTATTGCAGAAAAAGGTGTCTTACAAAGGATGTTTCTATTCGTTAGAATTGTTCCTCAAGAGACATTAAATGAAATGCGTAGAGAATTGATTAGTTCAATCGGTACAATCAAAAGAAGAAAAACCCCAACTACTAAGTTTAGTAATGGTATGACTACATTGTATAATCAGGCTAAAGAAAGGTTCAATGAACTTAGTATTGACTTTGATGAAAGAATGTCCAGACTTCCTGAAGAAGAAAGATTTAACTGTCCTCAAGAAGAAATGATGACATTTGGGCAAGACGTACAAACTTTAGTCCAAATGAATTATGATAGTATGATTGAATATTTGGGAGATATCCCCGCAAACATACGAAATATTGTTGGTCTGTTTGAAACTAATTGTCTAATTTATATCACTAAACTAGCAGTATTGTGTGCTATTTTTGAAACGCCATCAAGACAGAATGTAAATGAAAAATGGGTTGTAACTGAAAGAAATGTTGCTCAAGCAGGTTGGATTGTCCAACAGGGTTATAAGAGTCTAGTTGCTTGGCTACTTACGAGCCTTAAGGCTCAAAGGCAAAGTGTCGCTGAAGATACAAAAACGCAAGATTTCAGAAATGCTTACTTTAAACTGAAAGAGAATTCAGAAGATGGTTGGGTATTACATTCCGAAATGAAAAAATTATTGGAAGAACAGTTTAATATGCCCCACGCAACTTTTAGTAGATGGGTAGGAAAACATAGAGATAGTTTCTTCTATACTCAAAAACAAGGAAGAACATTATATTATAAATTAAAGGAGGACTAAGTAATGAAAGTTAGTTATGAAAATGATATGGTAGTATTTGATATTTCAAAAGGCCCAGCGGCAATTATTGAAGTATTGAATGCTAAGGGTAAAGATGGTTGGGTAACAACTGCGACTGTAAATGTTGGTGGTGAAAAGATTGTATTCTTTTTGGCTAAACCTACATTTACTTTGCCAGATAGACAATCAGACAAGCAAAAGGAAATAGATAAACTGTGGGGTTGAAAAGGTGACTAATGTTGTTGCATTTGATATTGAAACTAAAAACCTTTCTTCGGAAATTGGCGGGTGGGGAAATACACATATGTTCCTTGTCTCGACGGTGGCAACGTGGGATGGACAAATTGGAAAGGCGTATGTAGAAGAAGAGTTAATGGATAAAGTAATTGAAAAAACAGATATGCAAGTATTACCATTAAGGCAACTTAAATACGATTTAGACGATATGTTCAAAGCAGGAACTAAATTATTAGGACATAACATTGTAGCCTTCGATTTACCTGTATTGCGAGACTCATTAGATATTTATTGTGTTAGGAAATTCTTAAATGAAAAACAATATATTGATACTAGTCAGGAAATTACAAAGCAATATGGTGAAAGAATTAGCCTACAAAATCTAGTAGATAATACATTAGGCGAAACTAAGTCATTAGAAAGTGTAATGGCCCCTGCATTATGGAAAGCAGGTGAATATCAAGAAGTAGTTGATTACTGTTTAAAGGATTGTAAATTAGTTTATGATTTATATAATCATGGATTAGACAATGAACTTAAAGCATTCAGCATAGAAAAGGAAGAATTTATTAAAATGGAAATGGAGTGGTAATTATGGAGACAGGAGAAGTATTCGCATGGCTTGTTTTCTTATGTATTATTTCAGTTTTGTTTTTCGCGGCGTTTGGTCAAACAAGCATCACAGAAGATACAATTGAAGAATACATGGAAAACATCATGCAAAAAATTAAACGTGGTGAAAAGTAATGGGCCTAAAACAAAACTGCCCTGTTTGTAATATGCAAACAATTCCTAGAAGAATTATTGGAGTATATGTTGGCTCTGCTGATTCTATTAAAGTTTGGGAATGTAGGGAATGTTTTGGATTGTGGACTAATAAAACAAAAATACAGGTCGGGGGAATTTCGGTTCCCTCGGCCTAAAATTTTTTTATTTTTATTTTTAGGTGTTATTTTTTCGACCCAAAATATAACGCTATCAGTTTGGGCGAATCCTCAATTGGGATGCTCTGTAAGGGGTCTAGGATGCTCTGTAAGCGCATTCGATGGGTAGGGTAGGTGTGACCCCTACCGCCCACTTCGATGCTCTTAGAAGGGGCGATAGAGGCCATTGTTTCAAAACCATTTTAGATTAAACCATCACAATACGGTTCCTTTAATTAAAACGTGCCAAGTTCCTGAACCGCCAACTATTTGTACAAATTCACCTTGATTTAATCCTAAAGTAGTTGTTGTAGCACCACCAACAACAGTAATTGTATCTGAACCATTTCTAGTTAAAGTTGCTGCACCTCCACCATCATTCTTGATATGGTAAATTCTATTTGTAGCACCTGAAACTGCTGGAAGATTAACAGTAATAGGGCTACCATTTTCAAAAACTACATAAGAATTTGCTAAATCTAAAGTCTTACTAGTTGAAGTATCTTTAACAAATGCTACACCTAAAGAACCACCAACATCTAAAGTAGATTCTGGACTTGCTTGATTAATTCCTACCCTAACATCTCCTGAAGAAGCACTACCAACTAAAGATAAGGTTTCAACTAAACTGCCATTTTGGTTAGCAATACTAAATCTCATATCTCCATATTCATTTCCAGCCGCAACATTTAATGCCTTTGAAACAATTTTACTAATTGCAGCCGCACTACCTCCATTATCAGCAACACCAAAATTAATCGTACCTGCAACGTCATTATTTGCACCATTACTTGCTCTTTCATTTTTTAATGAAAGGGATGGTCCTGTTGCTGCATCATTAATATTGTCAAGTAAAACTAAATCTGTTGTACCACCACCTTGATTATTTACAGTAATATCTTGCATTGTAGCCCATGTAGTTGCAGAAGAACTTGAACTAATACTTCCTGCAAACCCAGCAACTCCAGAATTATCATAAAGTAATTGTAAAGTATTTGCAGTTTTATCTGTGGTAAAATATTGAATTGGTCTATCTGTTGCAGTATCAGATGAACCGGCAACCATTTTAACTAATGCTATTGGAATATCTGTTGTTAACAACATTGGGACTTTATTGGTATCTGCATTTCTTCCTCGTATTTGGACGCTATTATCTGCGGCAACTACTATCATAATATATACATCTCCACCGGAAACAGGGGTAACATCTTGATTTGCTGTAACACTCGTCCCATTAGTGGTAAATTTTGAAAGTGCATTATTTGTAGATAAATCTAAATTAGTTGGACTTCCACCTCCACCACTTGTAATAGTTACTAATTGCCCATCTCTAAAAATTGAACCACCCTTTACTGCTAATCTTGTTACTGAACCAGTTGAAGATTGTGTAATATCAAAATCATCAGCATGACCTTTAATGGCAAAATTACCTCTCATCCCTTTATGTAACATATCAAATAAACCGCTATGCGGAAAATCAGTTCCGTCTTGGAGATTTAAAGTTGGTGTGGCATCCATTTGGCTTAAAAAATGTGGATTAAGCGTACTAGTCATTATTCCACCTCTATTGTTAATGTGATTTCTAATTCATCTGATGAAGCAAATGTCCCTAATTCATCAAAATTTACTCTAGCCAACATTGTTGTTTCAGCAGAATAAGATGTTGTGGTTCTTAATTCATCAAAATTTTCATCATCAGGCGTTGTGGCACTAAAAATTCCAAACTCTCTTACAGTGTTTCCGTTTAATTCTGAGCCTGTAAATGTTGCAGTAAAATCTAAAACATTCGCTGATGACTCTGAAACTGTAATAGATTTATTTGCACCAAGAATTGGAACATCTAGTGTGTTTGAATTTGGATTTGGGGCATTACCGCCAACTCCTACATTTGCAGTATTATAGAACTCTTTCAAAAAAAGAGCAATTTTTCTTTTTGCTGTTTCTGTTATCATAAGTCTTTCTCCAATAAAGTTACTGTTGTAGACGCTGAACCCGTAAAGCCCATAGTAGCCGTACCGATATTAATGGGAGTTGTGAATCCTATAAATGTTCCCGTTGCCGTGGTAGTTGTTTTCTTAATTAGTAGTTTAAGTGGTTTAATTTTAATAGTGTCTAATAACTCGTTAGTTATTGTATTGCCCTTAAACTTGTCATTTCTTAAGAAGGCGGTAGTCAATTTATTTTGGGCTAATAAGTCTGCAATTCTATGTTCCATACCTTTAGAATACGAGCCTAAGTTCATTCTTATCTTTCCTAAAGATGAATGATAAATTTCTAATACCTTAAATGGTTGTCTAGGAATACCTTCATTAACTAATTCAACTGTTACAATATCTCCTGCTTTAACATACTCTAATCCTGTAATTCCTGTTTCAACTTGAATAGTTTTTTCAGCGGAAGAATGTATTTGTAATAATTCTTTGGCTTTTTCATTTACATCTGATAATGTAGTCAAAGCGTTATCAAATTCTTCTAAAGATTTTTTACCTATTTTTTTGATGCTTTTAGGGTCTCTAGCAGTAGATTTAATTCCTCTACCATAAACAGTAACGTGGTTGTAAAATTCAAAAGCGGAGTCAGTTTTTTTAACAGAAATTAAATTTATATCTGTTGAAGTATCGGATATAACAACAGGTGTAAATCTAATATTTACATCTTCTTTCTTTTCCAAAACAACTGTATCTAAGTCTACAAATAATCTTTTTTGTTTTAATTTTGCTAAATAATCTGCGGCACTAAATACATCTACTCCTTGGAAATTTGGAGCAAAGTATTTGGGGTATTCTAATGTGTCTCTAGTGTAAGTAAACTTATTAGTCTCCAAAACGTCGTTAAGTATATCTTCTGTTTCAGAACATATTGTTAATGTTGAACCTATTTTTGCAGTTTGAACATCTTGCAGATTTGATGCTTTTGATGTTACTATTGTAAAGGGTGTACCCATAGAAACTGCTCCTACCATTTTTGGTAAATCTTTGTTAAATGTTACTGTAAAGTCTTTAAATCCTGAACTTCTTGGGCTAGAAAACGTTAATGTTCTAGTAATAGTTTCATTACCATCAGTAAGGACAAACTCATAATCTCCATCTTTTAGTGGCTGAGAATCTGTTCCGAATAATTTTGTTGGGTCTCTTGGAATTAAATAGTTTGAATCAGACCTGTTATCAGGGTCAATTATAACATACATTGATAAAACACCTTCGTTAAAATCATATTTACCATAATTACTAGAACCCTCACCTAATCTTGAAACTGTTAAAGGTTCTGAAATTTTTGCACCTGCACCCCCACCTGATGCTGATAATTCTGCTCTTTGTATAACAGCATAATTTGGAATATTACTATACATTTTTGCTTGGAAAGGCATTTTAGTAGTCTTAGAACTTAAATTATATAATTTGAATTTTTTAGGCGTAGTAGGATATGTACAAACTTCTGCTGGTCGCATAACTCTAAATGATGTACTATCTAAATCAAAAGAAGATATTCCTGGTGGTGCGTCAATTAATATATGATGGGTAATACCTGATGAATTTAAAGTATCTTTCTTTTTAGTGTGAGAAATAATATAACAAATATCTTCAGGACAAACCTCTGCTGAACTAAATGGACCACTACTTACCCCCACTCTTACATTTGAATCTGCTAAAGACGTTGCAGTAGTAATTTCATCTGTTATAACTCCTCTTGAAGATACTAAATAATAACCTGTTAAATTAGGAACAAAATCTAACCAATGATTTACTTCCCAAGAATTACTACTACTTTGAACTTCAGCAGGATGAGCATTGTTTATTGATATTAATAAAGTATTTCTTTTTGTGCCACCAATTATTAATGTGTCATCAGGAAATATACCTGATAATCCAGTACAACCAGTAAATGTCGTACTAGTTTTTCCTGTGTAAGTAAAAGTTCTTCCTCCTACTTCAGCATCACCAGAGGAAGCGAAATCTGCTGTACTATCAACATGAATTGTTCCACCAAAAGAAGAAGTATTTGTTGTACCATTAGTTTTAGTGCTTACAATATCTTGATTAAAATGTTCATCCATTATTCTTCCGCAATTACTTCCTGTTTGAGCAATAGATGAACCGGAACCTAAATGTAGAATTGGTTTAAAGACAAAGTATGCTCCGCTTCCTTTGTATTTGTTTGTAGAAAATGCTGCATCTGCTTCCAAATCAAAATGTGCGAAGCCGTATTCAGATTCTAAATATAAACAGTTGTGTTCAGAATTATCACCAAATGAAGAGGTTTTTTTACCATCATTTTTATTTCTAATTTTTTTATCAACAGATATATTCATTCCTGGCGCAACGTCTATTTTTTCTGGTTCAGGTGTTGTTTTATATCCTGATAAAATTACTACTCTATTATAGTACCAAGGATTTACTTCATTATTAGTAAATGTGTGACTAGATAATTGACCCTCAGACATTTTTCTTAACATAAATGATGGGTGGTATTTGCCAATTGTAGAACTAAACATTGAGTCATATTTTCTAAGAGTTTCCCCATTAGTGGCAGAAGTGTCAAACTCTAGTAAAGAAAGTTTATCATTTTCTACATCATCAACTCGACCTAAGAAATCATCATCAGAAAATACACCATCACCAATTCTAAAAATATCTTTAAGATTTACTGAACCTGCTCTAGTAACATGAGAACTTGTGCTAGAAGCAATAGTTTCTCCAGAATTAGTGTTATGTATAGTTAAAGTTTTCCAAGGCAATTCAATATCTTCTCCTGCTAAAATTTGAGATTTTTGGAAATTGCCTAGTTGCCTTACTGCTCCATTTCTACCAAAAACTTTGCCTTGTGTTAAATTGAGTAATCTATTTGTATCTGACCCTGCACCTTGTTTTCCAGCGTTACCCATAGTTGTGAAACTTTGGAAATTTTTACTACCACCACCACCAATACCCATTTCTACTTTGTATATTGGACCTAAATATCTTTCCCCATCTCTATTATATTCTCCATCAGCATTCAAAGTAATTTTTCCAGAAGAGGGTGTATTTAATCCTGCTGAAGTATGAATTCTCCCAATTAATGTTCCATTGTATGCGTAAATATAGTCACCATTTGCTAAATTGTTAAAATCGCCTGTAACAGATAATACTGTTGCACTATCCCAAGCAGTAATATAGGGGTCTGTTGAAGAACCCGTAACTTTCTCAATTACGCTATAAGTAGTATATTTGAAACTTCCACTTCCAGAATCCTCTGCTGGTGGAATCTCAGGGTCTAATAAATTAAAATGGGAGTCATAAGTAACTTCAATTAATCTCATCATATTATATCTACGAAGTTCACTTAAAGTTTTATTTGATGATTCAATAGTTTGAGTTTCGTAATTATCATCTTTTAAAACTTCTCTAAATGCACTACCTTTATATTTATCAGGAACTTCTGAACTTATTTCTTGTGTACCTTTAGATTTCAATAGCAAGTTATAATCAGTAATAGTTCTAGTCCCATATAATAAATTGTTTTTTCTATTCGCACAGTCTGGATATAAATCAGATTGCCCAAATAAATAATACTTTACAGTCTTAGGGTCTAAAATTTCCCAATGGTCTTTTGCTCTCTTAATAGCATTTGTTTTCCAACCTATATGTTGACCAACTGTTCCTGAATGGTCACCTCCTGATTCACTAAATGCCCAATCTCCTTGTATTCCGTTACTATGTGCGCTACCACCTGATAGACTAAATTTAGGATAAACTTCTATTAATGCCTGATTATTTACTCCCCATTGACCTTCCATTAATGTTTCCCCATCTGCTACTGCCGCTCTAATTGTATCGTATAAAACAATACTAGTAGAACTGACTGTTTTAATCATTCCTAATAATTCGCCATTAGCATTATATACAAAATCACCAACACTGAATTTACTTGTAGCATCTGCGTCGGTTGTAATTGTAGCATTAGCGTGTTTAGCCAATGCCCCATCAACTGTAATACCTGAACTGTTTGCAAAAATATATTTATCATAATCTTCAAAATTACTACCTCTCAATGGCAAGGCTTCTCTCATTTCAGGAGGAATTTGTTTTATTTTTTCATTGACTTCATCATTATCTTTTAATGTGTCTATTGTCATATCTGTTCCTGTAATTAGTATGGGTTTAGTTTTATACGCTCTACCAAAGCCTAATAAGTTACCTGTATCTTCTGCATAGGTATCTACCGATTCTGTTCTGTTACTAATATCATCCATTGAATGTCTTTTTGCTTTGTATAAACTTCCTGCTGGATTTTTATGTATATCGTAAACTCTAAATTGATACCCACCAAATCTATTTAAAAATGTAGTATTACCATAATCATTTGTGCTAGTATTATCATCCTTAATATAGTGATTAAACATTATACTATTTCCAGCAGGAGATATTACTTGGCTCATTAGTTGTAATACGGCACCATTATCAATCCCATGAGTATTTAAGAAACTTATGTTATGGTTTTTTCTATTAGCAATTGTATAAATTTTATCTCCAGCATTAATTGTAGAAATGCCTTCCTCATTAGGATTTCTGTCTAACACTATAAATTGATTACCACTACTATGTTTAAATTTATTTATAACTTTACCGTATGTTACCCCATCTGCATTGTATATAAATTCATTTTCTGGAATATTAGCAAAAGTACCTAAAACTTGTTGGGCATCATAAGATAATATAGAAGTGTCATCAGCAGCAAAAGTTATTCCAGAATCTGTTAAACTTTCAGGTTTAGTGTATCTACCATCCATATCTGCTCTTGCTAAAACTATTGGAGAAATAGGTGCAAGAGTTATAAGACCTTTACCATCATCACTAGATACAGAAGTAACAGCAAAATTTGGAACTGAAGAAGGAGTATCAAATGTTGCTCTATATGTTGTACCACCAATACTACCTTCTAATGCACCCATAAATGCAGAATCTCCTTCTTTTCTTGCTAAAATATTAGTAGAAATTGCTCTAGGATTTTTAATAGGATACCCTACTGCATCCCTATGAATCTCATTATCTGAAGAATCTCTATAAATACTTGTAGTTAAAAGGCTTGAACTCTCCACCCCATCCACAATTTTATTACCAGCAGTAAAAAATAACCCTTTTCCTGCTGTACTATCTAAAGAAGTTGGTGTTAATGGTGAGTATTTTGATGAACTCATAGCCTTTGAAAATGAATATATTTTACCATTAGTTGTAGGTTTTGAAACTCTAATGGTTGTAGAAGAAGTTGAAGTTAACATTCCATCTAATAATTTTACACCTTGGGGGTGGCTAGTATCATCAACACTTAAAACTTCTCCAATTAAATCTCCATCAGTTGTCCATAAATAATCTCCGGCTTCTAAAATTGTACCACTAACGGTTTCTAATGAATAATTAAACGCTTCATCAGAGGTAGCAGAAACAATAACAGTAGTACCATCATAACTAGGCAAATATGGGCCAACAGTAGAATAAATAATATCTTCAGAATGTTTATAGTTTTTATTTACTATTGGGCCAAGTAATTTACCTATTTCATTTCTACCCTTTATTCTGTATTTGTATTGACCATCTTCAATGTAATCTTCTATGAATTCTGCATAGCCGGAAAACACTTTCTTTTCTAGAACATATTCTCCAATATAGTAAGCCAAATAGTTTTCTGTTGTAGAACTCTCATCTAAGTATAATTGTGTGCGAGGGGATTGTAGTTTAACAAATGAATTTTTTTGGTCACCATAAGATACTGCAAACCTTTTTCCGTTATATGGGCCACCTAGTAAACAAATTTGAGTTTTGTATAATTTACTAGAAGAAGGAGATATTGAAGCGTTGCCTACTTTTAAAGTAACTAATGAATCGTTAACAGCAGTAATACTAGTACCAGAATAATCAGCAATAGTATCAATATTAAATTCCACCATTAATGTTTTAGTTAATGGCGACCATGCTCTTCTAAACGCATTAGCATCTGTAAGAGTTTCTGCCGCACCGCTAATTCCTGTTGTAAATGAACCAGCAGAAGTTAATTTATAGGCATCAATTGTAATTGTTTGTGTTCCAGCAGAAGTGCTTGGCGCACCTACCGCAGTTATTCTATATACATATCTTCCTATTCTAATTGTCTCAAAACTGCTACTACTTTGTAATAATAATCTTAAATCTTGACCATCTTCTAATCCTGAAAATGTTAAAGTGGTAGAAGAAGTTGTTCCGGTGACAGTACCATAAATTAAAGCGTCATAGTTATTAGATATATTACCATTACTTAACATTTTATAAGACTCTATTCTGTCATTAGATTTTATCTTTTTACCATAAATTCTTTTAGGGTCAATAATATCTAAATTCATAAATGTCCCTGTTTTAGTTACTGATTCAAACACTTCTAAATTAATTACATGGGGAATAGCATTTACCTTTTGAGGCGAATCAGTATAATGTAAATATCTAATTGGGCCATTAAATTCATCATTAGTACCCATAGTGCTATGCTTCAAATCATTTTCATTTCTTCGTATATTTCTAAAACAATCATCCCAATCCGAAACATCCATAGTGTAATTACTATTGCCACTATATTGCTCTTGGGAAACCGCTGAACTATTTGGTTTATCAGCAGTTCTTAAATTATCTACCAAAGAAACATAAGTTTCATACTTACTATAATCCACTATTCGTTTACCATAATCTTGTTCAGTAACAAAACATCTTTGATAATGTTTTTCTGTTGTACCGTCACTTCTTGAAGAATGTAAAGTGTATTTTTTATTATGGTCCAATTGATTTGGTTTATCTAATCTATCATTGTAGAAAAAGAATAGTGGGCGAGCAATATAAGTAAAGGCATTATGCCTACCATATCTAGCATATCCAGCACCATCTGTATTATCTGTATCTGCTGAATAAGCATAACCATTTCCTTCTAATCCATAAGCAACAGCAACTACACTTGTTTCAGATACAAGTGGTCCCTTATAAATAGCATATTTTGTTCCTTTAGGAATTTGCCCACTATATGCTGGAGAAAACTCAAAAGAGTCTCCCGTAGCATCTGAACTTGTAATTTCTGTAATTTTAGCAAAATGATGTTTTAAGTGGTCATCTGCAAAAATCATAACGAAATAATCCACTGTGTCAATTAGACTTCCCGATAAAAGTAATTGACTTCCATCTGCATCTACGTCCATTTCAATTCTATACCCTTCAGTTAATTCCCTATTTTCACCAAAACCGGAAGAAATCTGAGCGGCGGAACCTAATGAAGAACTAGGGAAATATCTATTTAAATGTGTAAATTGGTTGGATTGAGAAACTCCGTACTCAGGGCCACCGTTTAATCCGGTTGAACCCCCATCATCTGCCGCGTTAGTCGGGGCAAATGGGTCATTTTCTGTAATTTCATAGCATACAATTCTGTTTGCATTGGTGCTATTCCAAAAAGACTGTAATTGTAAATTATTTGTTGCAGTAGCAACACTAACAGATTCTAAGTAAAATCTGTTATTAACTGTATCGAAATAATCAAACGTGCCTATGAATGTTCCACCAATATAAATTGCATCACCTTTAATGTATTTATTTGTTGGCGCACCAGCAGAACCATCATCAACAGTAATAAATGCTGAACCACTAGCAGCAGTACCATTAACAAAAATACCTGTATTTTCTAAATCATCACAAATAATCAGTGGATTAGTTGGGCAATCATAATATACATTTTCATTTGATGTTGAAGGGGTATCTCCAGGTTTTGACCCTTTACTCATAATAAATAAATCTGTATTTGGCATTATTCATCAACCTCTTCAAATCTTAAGTATAATAAAGTATTTCTAAAATTAGGTAATAGTGTGTGCATAAAAGGAAAATCGCTTTGAGAATTTAATGATATTGCAAATTCGTGCATTTCCCCCATAAATTGTTTTCTAGTAATAGGATTCTTATTTTCGGCAGATTGCCCTACTCCTAAATAACAATCAGATTTTTCCATAGAAAATGGCAAACTCGCTGTACTACTTTTACCACTATGAACAGTCGTAGCAATTAAAGAATTATTTAAGTATATAGACATAATACCATCTGATACACTTAAGGTTGCAGCAATATGATAAGGAGTCAATAAGTATAATGCTTCAGGATTAGTACTGTAAGCAGTTTCACCTTTAATTACTACCGCCGAAGTTAAAGTTTCCGTAGTGCCGTTTGCAGTAATAATTAATTTTATTTTGTATTCTGCTGGTTTATTTGCTGCATTAGCAGCATCATTTACTAAATATAGTTGTACATTAGTGCTATAAAATATACACATCTCATGGTCTAATCTTGCTGTATGAGTCATGTAACTATAACTTTGATTATTAGAACTAGTAGAATACGGCATTGTTTTAGTAGAAGTTTTTATAGTCCCAGAAGAATTACCATTTACATCATATGGAGTAACAATTGCCTCAATAGTAAATGAACTTTTTAAATCCCATAAACCATATGTATTATCATTTAATGTGCCTCCATCATCTGCAACATCAGGGATATTTTTATCATAATCTACCAAAACATATCCATTACACATGACAGGAAAAACTAAAGAGTTTCTTTCACCAATATATGTTTGATAAATAATACCACCTCAGAATGATACGTCTGCAATTTGGAAATCTAAAGAAAATTCCATATATGGTTGCCCTGCTTGCATTGTAGTAGAAAAGTTTCTTACAAAGCCTTTTAATGCAGTAGTTACTGTATCAGTTGCCGATGTAATTTTTTCAGGAAAAGTTCCAGGTTTATTTGCAAATAAGAATTGTTTATTATCCTTTGACCTTGCTTTGTATGTAAATGGAATTAGTGGGCAACTATCAACTAAAGTTGTTTCAGTGACTCCCGCATGATAATCCCAATCCTCACCAACTCTTGACGGTATAAGAATCAATAAACGGTTTGGGTTTTGATTTGACTGAGCGAAAGAGGAATCAACATAAGAATGAATTAATTGTGACACTTCATGTGCAGTTAAATATTTACTAACATCATTAGTGGTTTCGCTATCTTCAAAGTTCTTCACAATTGTTTGTTCAGTAATGATACCATTAATACTTAATGTTTTATCTGTCATTCCTAAATCTAAAGCAGCAGTTCTAGATTCTCCATAAATAACACCTGAACCCGGAATAGCGTGAGAAACTACTTGTTTAGATGTGTTGATAGTAATTGTTTCACATTTTAACGCTATTCTATTAGAGGCCCAATTACCTCCTGTGGCACTTTTGTTATTTTTAGTTTGTAGTTCTAACCAAACGTATTGATTATCTAATTCTGAAAAAGTCATTACATTCCCCTCGTTGATGATGCTGTTGTTCTATTTATTTCTTGGCTCACTAATCTTCCTACCTTTCTAGCAATATCTCTAATTTCTTGGTCACTAGCACCTAAGCGACCATTTACATGAACATTGATTGTATTTCCTCCTTTAGAAGACATAATACTTTTGCTTTCAGTATTAGAATAAACTCTAGAACCTCCCGGCAAATTTACTAATTCTGGTCCTTTTTCACCAACTACGGCAAGACCTTGTTGTGGCATTGTACCACCTTCGGAAAAGAAAGGAATATAATTTCCTTCTTTACCTCTAAAGGCCCCAACTATTCTATCTCCTAATTTACCCATCGCTCCTCCTAACCAACTAGTTGCTTTATCCCAATAAGCGATAACTAAGAATGTTATTCCTGCTACTAATAATGCAATACCAATTGGTATAGCACCTAATAGACCTGCAACATAAGATAATGTAGCAACAACAGACCATCTAATTAAAGCGTAAGTCCACCACGCAGTTAGTACTTGTAATAGTAATATTCCTAATTTTGCAAAACCTTCTTGTTTAATATAAACAATTAGAGAACTCATTAATCCTGTTATAAGAGCCACACCTATTGCTATACTTGCTAATGCTATTTGTAATAATACATGAGCAGATTCTACAAGGAATCCAGATAATCCTTCAATTATTCCTGTCATATCTCCAGTAAAAGCAGAATATATAACCTTCCATAATTGACCAGCCCAAGCAAGTAACGCTGCAAACAATTTACTCATTCTAACTCCAATTCTTAACCCTTCTGCACCAATTGTTTTTAAGGCTTCATCGTAACCATCAAAATAGGTTATCATTGTCTTAACAAATGCTACGACAACAAATATTCCAAGTAAAGCCATAATGAAATAAGTCATCGCTAATTTAAGTTTTGTAAATACAAATAACATATTAGGAAGTATTTTTCTAAAACCTTCTCCTACCTTATCCCATATTTTACCAGCATTTTTAAAGAATGAAAACGTGGGACCAATTGGTGTAAACATTGATAACCCTTTCCAAAACTTACCACTTTTTAAGAACCCAAAAGTATCTTTAAAGGAATTCATTACCCCTTCGTTATTTTTAGTAAATTCTGAAATCATTTCTGCTGATGTACCCATTCCTGCGTAACCTGCAACAAACTCTTGCCTTCCTGATAATTGCCCTTTAACCTCTTGCTTTTTTAAGTCACCAACTGCTTTAGTTCCATCTTTAACCTCTTGGTCATCTGCCGTAAAATACTCAGCAGGTTTGGCTATTATTTCTCTTTTTCCGAAAATTTTATTTCTAAGTTTATCTAAATTATTTAAACCCATCAATTCTATTTTAGCAATTTGTCTTTGTAGCATTTGTCTAATTCTTCCACCCTTAATTAGTTTTTCTTGTCTCTCTAACAATTCATCAGTAGCATTTATTTCTCTTTTTAATAAACCAAGAGCCACTTCTTCCTCAATATTTTTATCTAACATAAGTCGAAATGATGCGCTTTCGGCCTTTAATTTATCGTAGTTTCCTGCTTCTGCTTCTCTTAATGCTGGTGCTAATTTAGTAATTTCTTCTCTATACCTACTTTCAACTTCAGCATAGTTCTCCATAGCCTTTGTTGCTTTTTGGCTAATCTCAATTTTCTTTTCTTGACCGGTTTGATAAATAGCAAATACGTCAATAACACCACGAACTGCATTTTGAATAGACCATAAACCTGTTCCAGACAATAATCTTGATGCTGCTGTCCAAACTTTACTTCCACTTGCTGCTTGAAAAAAAGTTTTATTCATGCCTTTTGTAACATGAGTAACTTCCATAATTTCTCTTCTAACATCCATTAAAGTATCAGAGAATCTTAAATTTTCTGCAACTATATCTTTTTGAAGTTCTAATGCTTCTGCATTGGCTTGATTTGCACTTTCTTGTACTCTTCTTGTTTTTTCAGCCTCTCTTCTTATTTTTGCTTGTTCACCGGCAAGGTTGTTGATGGCATCTGTTACATCTGTTATTAATCTTTTTTGAACAGCAAGCGCGTCAATATATTTTTCAAAAGCCCTCAGTGTATCAGTCAATTAAATCACCACTTTTTCTTTTGAGCATCTTTCATAGATTTATCCATTTCTTCGGCTTTTAATTGTTCAACTACACCATGAACTGTTAGTAAATCATTAACTAATTTTGCTGGCATTTTATATATTTCTAATGGGCTAATTGCTAAGGCTTTCGCTAGGCTATAAACCGCAACTAAGGAGGCATCCTGTGGGGTAAGTTTCCCACTTTTCATCGCCTTCCTCAATCTACGTTTTTTGCTTCATCCCCCTGTAATTCCGTAAACGGATTTGGGAGAATTTCTTTTAGTTGATTGCCCACAAAGGGCGTGAGTCGTAATAAATCGACAGCACTAAGCGAAGGCTCAGTTTTGTCGATAAAGTTGTCAACCATAAATTTGTACATAGCGTTCAAATCTAAATCCATTTCTTGCGTTTTGGCATTTAGTTTTAACACGCTAGTTGTGGCTTGTTCTACTTGTAGCCACGTTGGTTGTTTAATCCAAACTTTCAAATATTCTTCTGAGTCAGGCGATACTTTAACATAATGTAGTTCGCTCTCACTCCCAATAAATAAGGCATTTTTATCATTCACTATTTGCTTTTCTTCAAACATTTCATCACTTCCACCTACCACTTTACATACACACATACTGTGGTGGAATTTTATGTTTATTCTACGGGTTCATCTTTTTTCTCCGTTTTCTTATTAATTGGCTTGGGCTTTTTGGCTTTTTTAGCCTCGTCTAACCTATCTTGCATAACTTTTCTTTTATCAAATTTATCAGCCATTTAAAATCACCCCTGTAATACCCAATGGGTAGTTACTTCGCATAAATGTAAATCTCTTGGCATAACAGTTGCTTCAACTGTAATTGGGCCTCTATCTTCAGGAATAGTAACATTTGAATTGTTAATATGGTAGTTCTTAAATTGTAGTTTAATTTTTTCAGTATTACTCTTAGTAAATTCTAATTGAATTAACCCATTAGTACTACCATCAGTTACTACACTTGTTGAAGTAGATTCAGTTTCATTAAACAACTCTTCAAATAACTTGTTATCAGTAATTAAAGCAGTAAATGATAGTTCGTAATTTCTTTGTGCAGGAATACCATATTTTAAATCTTTGGTTGAAATTCCAACAAATCGCTTATCTTGAATGTTGTTATTAATAGTTAAAGATAAACTTGTAATCTTTAAAAATTCTTGACCAAAGATACTAAATGAACCATCTGAGAAAAAGAAAGGTTCTAAAAATTCTGCTTCATCTGCGGCTTGTTCATAATTAAATAATTGTGAATTTTCCTGAATACCAGCACGAGCCTCATAACTTTCATTTGTTGCTAATTTGTGAACACCTGCGGTATTTAAATCCATAGTCATTTTCATTTCTTCATTTTCATTAGCAGTTATGGTCATTGTGTTTACGCGATTACCTCTAGCAATTCTTGTAAATGCGTGAGATTCAGTCCCAATACTAGTATCACCTGTTTTAAGTGAATTACTTGCTTCTAACTTACTAATACTTTGTTCTAAAGCAAAAGAAGGTAATAGACCTGTATTTCCTTCTGTAAATGTATATTTAATTGCATTTGTTAGGGCAGTAGCCGTAGTAGTGGTTCTATCTAGTAATTCTAATTGACTCACATCATTCAAAGGTTTTAGAATTGGAGGGGTAAATTCTGTACCACCTCTTCGTGTTTTGTAGAAAATTGGACCAGTTCCGATAAATTCAGCATCAGTAATATCAGCAGTTTCAGCACCACCAGCAGTAGTATCAAGATAGACTCTTCTGCTATCATCACCTGATGGGCTTGCTTCAGCATTAAATTCATCTGATACTGTTACCGCCTCAAAAGTAGCATTAATATTAGAACAATGCCCTAAAGCATAATAAAGGAAAGCACCATGATGAGTGGCTAAATTAATATTTGCGCCTGATGCAGTTTTAATACCTTTGTATTGATGAGTAAAATTGCGTGTTCCGCCAAGATTAAGATTTAATTGTTTCATCTCAACATCAACGTTTGGAAAAGTAGCACTTTCGACTAGACCAAGCCAATTATCAGCATTTAACCTTTTAACTGTACCATCTTTAGTTCCAACACAAGGTGCAGCATATCCTCTAATTACAGCAAAATCGCCATTTGCTAGAGTAACTTCATGACGAGGGGTAATTGTAAATTCATCAGAATCATTTGCAGTAATAGTATGACTTGAAACTGGGGTTGTTGAACTAGCACCATCATATAAATCTAAAACACATCCGACATATAAATTATCTACTAATAAATATTCAGCAGCAAAATCAGTATGAACTTTTAATTTAGTTCTAACATCACCACTATCATAACCTGCACCTGTTTGAGAATGCAAAATTTCAACGTATAAGTCTACTTCTGGTACTAACGTTAATGTTGCACCACTACCCAGAAAAATTTCTTCGTTTATTGCCATTTAAAATCACCTTTATTTTACGTACATACTAAGGTATGGAAACCGCATACTTTTTCATATCTGCGGTCAATTTGTACCCGAATAATCTTTTGTTTCTATTATTTGATTCTGTTCTATTTCCTACAAATAATTGATTCATCTTTAAAGATTTACCATCGGATAATGTAATTGTCGCCCCCTTACGGTTCTGTTCTAACCTATGTCGTATTACTTTATAGAGGTTTGCCAACCGACTACGGGCAAAGTTTGGGTCGGATGCGCCTCTTTCATCTTGAAGGGTTCTAACATCTATTGTCATGTTATAATTCTCATTACGAACATCCCAAGATATTGTTGGGTATTCAATAGTTTGACCACTTTCATAAATAATAATTAAATCACCTGAAGATAAATCATATCTCATGGCAGTATTTTTATTCATATTTCTAATATCTACAACTGTTGGTGTTCCAACTAATGTTGCCCAAGAACCGCCTAAAACAGTTTCTGCCGATTTAGCCCAACTATTTGTTGAAGAAAATGATGCGCCATTTATTTGACTCACTGTTACAGAATTATCTGAATAACCAGAAGGGTCTAATAATGCAACTAAATATGTAGTTTCATCCATAGTATCATCTCAATGCTGTGCGTAAATCTTCATCATATGCGTTAAGAATTTGTTCTTCCAAATCATACATGAATTTATTGTAAACTCTTTCTGATATTAATTCTTTATCTATATTAGAAAATGATGGAAAATAAGAAGCAATTACTTTTTCTCTTTCTATTTCGATTTCTACTAATTGTTCTATTAAACTTTTAGCGTTACTTAATTTATTAATTGCCTCTTCTAATTTACCCATTATTACAACTTCCTATAAACTGTATGTTTCATGTTATTAATATATTTTATATTACCTTCATACCCTCTATTTTTAAGCATATTACCTAATATTGATTTTAAATTTATAGCGCGGTTAGTAGGATTATAACGTAAGTAAGTTGATACTATCATTTTATTAAAATCCTCAATAGTAAATTCTTCTTCCATGTTTGGTAAAACGTGGTCTACAATTTTTCTCAAATGGTCCATATTAACCTTTTTTCTTTTTCTTGTTTTAAGAACTTTTTCCCATGACATATTAATCACTCAATCAAAAAGATAGTTTCCTTAGTTAAATTAAGAGCCTCTTCTGCATCCTTCTTTAGTAAATCATATTTAGTTTTTAAGTCTATTTGATTTCCAGACTCTGCAATCAAAACTGTTTGGTCATCGTGTCTTAGAATTTCACAAGCGGCTAATTTAGTTGCAGCATCAGAAATAATTCCTGGAACTCTAGGATTACCTGAAATATATGTTACTCGTATAGAATTTTTTTCTAAATATGGAAAATTAGTTCTAAAGAAAATTCTACCTTCATCATCAAGTGTCCAAAAAGTACCAATTCTTCTCATTTCTTCATTGTCTGTAAAATCTGTTTTAGAAAGTCCTGAACCTGTTACTGCAATAGTACAATTAGAACCATCATCATTAGGCAATAAAGATGAAATATTAACTTTAGTTTGGTCCTCGGAATCTACTTCAGCAAAGAAATAATCTGATGAATTTCTACCATTACTTCCAACTAAAGATTTAGGGGCTGTTGCGCCGGTAAATCTAGCAGTTTGAGCAGGGTAAGTTTCATTAATTAAATGTACAATTTCTTCTGCTATGGTTTTAGCACCAAAAGCGTTATTGTATTGACTATCTGTGGTTCCTTTATTTAGAACAAATGTTGTGCTATCTGGTAAAGTTAAAGTAATACTTCCACTAGAACCTCTTTGGTCATGAGTTACAGTAATACTAGCAGTTGCCGAAGCAAGTTCTACATACCTATTACCTTGCCAAACTTGTAAACTAATAATTTTGCGAATATGTCTGTGGTTGAGTTGCACAAAACCGATGTAATCCGACCACCAAGTAGGGGTTCGGCGCAGATTGCCGGTCGGACTTCTGAAGTTGTGCATCTCATGTTTATACACAATGGGTCTATATGTCATTCCAGTGCGTTCATCTATGTAATCCTCTATATTTTTGATTATGGAACCCACTTGGTCGTATGATGGGTTCGTCGTCGCACTGAAGGATGGTATTTGTAGCAAATCTGCCACTAAGTTCTCATTTGTGTAATGACCTTGCCCAATTGCATAATTAGGGTTTACAGCAGTATAGTCTGATGGTGATGATAGTTTCATTTTTAATCACTTCCTTGTATTCTAGATATTGCAGAATTTAATTGTTTTAACCTATTAGATACATGAGTCGCTAAATAGTTTCTATAAGAATTATAACCTCTTCCTTTAATTTTATCCCCTCTTGCTGAAACCATTCTAGTAGTTTCTCCAGTAAAACCTTCTCCCATATTATATCTTTGAACACTAGATTCTCCTGCAACCGTTGTTAAAAGTTCTTTGACTAGTTCTCTTTTTTGATTGTAAACCCAACTTACTTCGCTAGTAATATTTCCTGTTTCATCTTCTCTAATTTTAAATAATAATTCATAGTTACCAACTGATGTTACAGATAGAGGTAATGTCCCTTTTAAGAAATCCCAAAGATTATTGTTTTTAGAATTCCATAACTTAAGAAACCATTTTTTAATGTCTTCTTTGGTTGGGTCATCTATAATATCTTCTATCCTTTCGTTAAAAATATGACGTTTATTCCACTCCCTAATCATTTCTTGTGCGCCTTCGGATTCAGCATATTCTTTTTCTCTTTCTTTAAATTCATCAGTTTTTGGTAAATTTTTTGGTTTAGTTTTAATTCCTAATCTTGATACTTCTGATTCTTTTATTCGACCCTCTGTACCTTCAACCGCAGGGTCATCTTCAATAACTTCTAAATCTCCACTTGGTACAGAAGTTTCTATTTCAAATTTAGGTTTTTTAGAAGATTTTTCTGTTTCGCGAGCATCAACATATTGAACCTTTTGACCCTTAAATATATCTTCAACTCTTTTCTTGTGAATAGAAGAATTAGTATCAAAACCAAAAGATATTGTAAAATCTAAAGACGTTTGCTTTGCGCGCTCTTCTAAAATACTTTTTGATTTAGTAATTCTAACTTCTAAATTTTTCACTACACTTTCTAAATCTTTCTTTTCTAAAGGTATTAAACCTTTTACTAATTTTTGCTGTTTTGCAGTTAAATCTTCTTTACCATATCTAAATAAAGATTGGTCAAATTCTGAAATGTCGGATGCAATTTCTCCAACTTTCCAAGACCTATCATCATCATCTAAATATAGCAAATCTAAAAACAAAGGTTTACCGCTTATTGGCAACTTATGATTACCAATATACAATTTAACTGCATCCTTTACAGTCATATTTAAAATTGAATCTAATGCAGTTTGAATATCTTTACTAAATTTTTGTGCTTTTTCATCATTCCATTTAGTTTCATCAGGAATAGAAACAGGATAAGCAGAAATGGTTCTTTCTTCAATATTTCTAATCTGATTGGGAACAACGTCCCATTCATCAGAATTAGGAAAATCTAAAAGATACCCACCTAAAGACTTTGCTAAAATGTTAGGGTTAGTAATCATTCGTCTACGTTCATCTAATAGATTAGTTGGCTTTTTACCCTCTAATATATTAAACCATTGTACACGATTTGGCATTCATTTTGCCCCCTCACACTAGCCACTTTGCCCATGCTGCTGCTTTAGCCATTTTTTGACCTAAACCAATTCCACCACTAGGCGGTGTATATGACATTTGGCCTGTATTTGGGTCAATCCAATAAGGATTATTCATTTGGTCGTAACCATTAGGTGGAATTGGATAACCACTTTGCATTCCTTGATTTATACCCATTACACCTCCGGCCATTCCACCGGATGCTGCTCCCATTCCAACACCTTGAGCAACTGTATAGTTTTGTGCTTGTCCTGTTGTTTGTGGGCTAAATCCTTGACTTTCAAGATATTGTTGTTTAGCCATCTTACGCTGATGAATAACTTCACTATTTACTGCACTAGCAAGAATTTGTTGAATATCTAATTGGATATTTTCCTCTGTAATCTTTTGATAATCAGATAGACATTTTTCTTGTAAAGTAATATGATTTGTTGTTGGATTTAAAACAAACTCTAAACTACCTAACATATCTGCTACTACTCTTTGAACAACATCTTCCATAAGTTTTTCTAAAGCGGCCATAAATTCAGGACCGTGATATTGAAAGAATTCTTCTACATGGTTCTCTTGCAAAGTTAAGAGATTATTCATACTCTTGAAACTCTGATTCTGAGAATCCGACAGTGCTGCGTTTAATGTACTACTTCTCACCATTTTCTTCAACCTCAATTAAAGGAATAATTTTTTGTATTTGCGAAAGTTTTCCTTGAACTTCCAACATAATTCTAGTATATTGCATATGGGCTGTTTCTTTTGTCCCTTTTGGTGGTTCAATTACCCATCCTGCTGATACTAGAGTTGTAACGTCTGCTGGCGATAAATCCGTTAATGGGCCTCTTTGCATCATTTTTGGGACCTTAGCCTTTGGAATATATTTCTTGAATTCTAATCCATGATTATTTGCAAGAATTTGTTGTTCTAATGTTTCCATTTGAATGTACATTGATGCGTGTTTAGGGCAATATGTTCCTTTTAGTGGTCTACCCTTGTGAACTTCAGATAATGGAATTGGTGGCCTCATTGTATCTGATGCTTCCCATTCGTGATAAGCCCCACAAACCACGCATCTATGACGAACATTAAATTTAAATCCATATTTAATAAACAA